TACCTCCCGTATCGGCGCGGTCCTGTAGGTCGGATTCGTAGCCTTGTAGCTTGCCTTGGAACTCTTGGGAGAGTCGGTGGGCGAACGGCTCCCCAATCTGTGTGAACTGCGTGAGTTGTTCTTTCAGATCCTCTGCCATTGCCTCTGGCGTCACCTCGCCGTGGTTCTGTTCGACAATATCCGGGTCCAGCGCGACTTCCATCAGCACCTCATCGAGCGCCGCGTGGAGGGCTGTGTGGCCGGCGAAGTTGATACCAGCGTCGTGGTTGAACAGGCTGTGGAAGCCAGCAATCCCGTTCAGCGAGACGCCACCGTAGGACGCTTCGGACTGGAACTGTTTGTTTAGCTGTTCGACTTCGTCAATGACGCTGTATTGTGTTTCCTCGTTCGACATGATTAGTTGTCTCCGTTGTCGTTTTTCGTCCGAGGCGGTGCGTTATCGGCGCTACTAATATTGTCTGCTACCTCTCCCCACGTCTCTTTATTTGCTTTGCTAACGCCGATTTGGTCTATGTCCTTGAGTCCGATATTCCGAGATTCATCGGCATTCCGGCTATTCATCTAACTCACCGCCTACGAACTTCATATAGTCGTTTTCTTGGAGTAACCGACTGATTATCTCGTCGTAGGTATCACCCTTATCGCCAAGCCGGGCAAGTGCGTCTTTGTTCTCTTTACTAATCCGAATGCTTGTGTCCGTCATAGACTGTGTTACACTACCCTGTTCACACTGCATACTTATTATACTTTGCATAGGCCCACAACTTCTACCAAAACTTTAGTCGCTTGCACAAGAAATAAGCGTATGTCCAAACGTCAACTCCCAATCAAGGCCATATTCTTTGTTGGGCTAATCCTCGGTGCTGGTGTTGTCCTTGGTGTCACATTCGCAGATGGAGATGCAGGGTCCGTTTCAGACGGTGTCCCCTATGGCGCACCTGGTGGCATGAACGCCACCATAGAGGGTAGTACAAACGTTATTATGGAAACAGACGTACTAATTCAAGATTCCCAAACAGTGGCTATGGAAACCGAAGCCGGGAATATCACTTTTTCATCTAGTGGGCCTGCATGGGCGACTGTTCGCACAGACAATATCACAGGAACCTATACCAACGTAACAGACATTGATGCTACCGCTAATGATGTGACGATCAACCCAGAGGACAAGCGCTCTATCACGGTTGGCAAAGACATAGACAGGATCGAATTTAGAAACGCTGGCATAGATAACGGGCAGATTGACTTTGTGTATGCTGGTTCCTCTGGAGAGTCTAAAGTTGTCGTGCGTGGGCTTAGTCCTGATACTTCTATCCGAGCGGTCGACAAAACCCACGGCGGCGTTCTGGATACGACTACCACCGACAGTAACGGTGTTGCCACGTTCACAAACCTCTCTAACAGTGAGCACGCTGTCTCTCTGGAAACCTCCGAAGGTGGGCCAAGTCTATCTAACCTCCAAGACGACGGTTCAACCCGATACGAAAACCAGACCCTTAGTGTTGATGTTGACGACCCAGACTACCCAGACGATACGGTTACGCTGGAATGGTACGTTGATGGCGCTCTAGAAGAAACCACGACAGCCGACACAGCAGGCACCTATAGCGTTACTGTCGGGCCATACGCAGACGGGGATCATGATTACTACGTCGAGGCCACGGACGCCGATGGACTCACCGACACAAGTACTACTAACACGTTTACCATCGACCACCACGACCCCGTTATCACCGACATTCAGCCAAGTGGTGACTTAGATAGTGAACCCTCCCAGATTAGTGCTCAGGTCAACGACACAGACTTTAGCAAGGATGGAGATAGTCTGACTGTCGATATTATCTTAGACGGTTCCACGGTTGATACGCAGACGATTAGCAGCAATAGCACAGTGTCCACTGCCATGCCTTCTAGTGGACAGACCGGCGGCTCTCACAACATCCAGATAGAAGCCACAGACGATTACGGGCAAACAACCAGCGAAGCCACGAGTTACGCCGTCCCCGATACGCTCTTTGTTCGCAACGAGACGAATGCAAGCCAGTTAGTCCCGGCAGACGGTCAAATCAGGATATACGGAGAGACTGAAATCTACAATCGGACGGCGTCAGACGGCACGTTAGACCTTGATAATCTGCCGGTCAATCAAGACTTTATCGTGGAGATAGAGCCGACAGACGGGAACTACACGACGCGAACAGTCTACATAGAAAGCATATACGAACAGAACACCGCGTATGTGTTGAACACTAGCGCCTACACTACTATAGAATCCAGATTTGTCTTGGAAGACCCGACCGGACAGTATGGGAGTGAGACTGTCCTAAAAATAAAGCGTGGTATCACGATCAACGGCACAACCACGTATCAGACTATCGTAGCCGATGAATTTGGCACAGAGGGGGTTACTGCCACGCTCCAAGAAGGGGAACGATACGAACTCTCTGTTACCGGGGAGACGCAATCACAAGCGGTTGGGCCATATAGGGCAGCAACCAGTGAAACCGTTGCTGTAGAGCCTGGACAGCCAACGATAGACCTACAACAGGTTGACGCTGGCTACGGATATGGCGCTTCGATTAACGACATAGACGACTCTGAAAACTCTACGCTGGAATACGCCTATTCCGACCCACGGGAGATTACAGACAAGATTACCGTGTTCATCCACGAGCGGAACAACAAGAGCAACAAGCTGCAACCTAACGAAACGGCGTTTAACCTTGGTGTGTACTCTGGACAGACGCTACTCGATACCAACGAGAGTGAAACGGAATGGCAGGTTGACTTTGTGGTTGAACGCGGTGGTGAAACAATCGTTCTCTCAAACGTCAACAGTAACACCAAGGACCTAACGTTACCAATAGATTCAGGCTGGCAAGCGACTATCGGGATTGGTATGCTAATCCTGTTCGCTGGGGCATTCAGTGTGCTCAATGCCAGGATTGGGGCGGTTATCCTCTCAATGGTTGGCGGTATTATGTGGTGGATTGGGTGGTTAGGTGGTATCGCCACAGGAGCGACCGTCACAATCGCTATCCTGATAGCCACGATAAGTTACATGTACTCCGGCGGGCGATAGGAACCAATCTTTTTGCCACAAGCCGTGTAACATCCCATAAGACCAATGGGAATCAAAACCTTAGAGTTGCTAATCATCTTCACAATGTCCATAAACCTGTTTTCAGGGATGCTCATAGCCTCTGGAGCGGCACAGGATATGGGTTTAGGTGGACAGGTCAACGTCGGCCAAGATGATAAAGTAGACAGTGTCGTTCGAGAAAGTCAAAACGTCAGTACAGGTGCCCCTACAGGGAGTACGCTGTTCGGTTCATACAACGTTCTGAGCAATACGCTGGGCCGTTTGCGCGTGACAGTGTATGCTTTTCCTGCAATGTTGGGGAATATAGGAGCGCCAAGTTACGTCACAGGCCCATTGTATAGTATAATTACCGTGGTCTATGCACTCGGTATCATCAAGTTCTTCCGGGGTATCTAACATGGTCGAAACAATCCCTATGCAGGCGTTTTGTGGTGGCCCAAGTGGGATAGAACATTTGCTTAGTTTTAATTTCGTCAAATCTATTGCGTGCACGTATGCAAATTCCGCTGGGATATTGGTGGTTGGTCTACTTGTCTACGGAGGAATTACACTGAGCATCTTCCTCAGAACCGGCGATATTCGGATTCCTGTGATATTGACTCTTCTTACTGGTGGTGCAATTCTTCCACAGGTCGCAGCACCAGGGATTACCATTGTGGTCTTGGCGCTGTTGTTGACCGGCGGTGCAGCCATAACCTTACTCTATTATCGCTATAGTAGGTAGGTAATAATCACAGCATTAACAGTCATGCTGTGTTGAACTATGCATGTGATTTTATAGTCGCCCACTCATTTGCTAGGATGTGATGCAGGCCAACCCCAACGACGACTTTGATAGAGAGTATCAAAACCTCACGGACAAGCAGAAGGCCGTGATAGACGCCCATGCACAGAATCCAGAGGAAACCAACCGGGAGAAGGCCCGTATTGCCGGTGAAGAAATCTTAGGCAATGACGGGCCGGTAAACGAATCGTACTCTTCGGACATATTGAACAACAAGTATCCAGACCTTGCGGACTATAGAGCGGAGATAGAACAGAACGAACGGTTTAGTGGACAAGAACAAACCACAGGCAACCCACTGGATGCTTTGAAGCCCGACAACAACGACAACAAAGGCTTTCAGGGTATTCAAGATCGTCCTGTAAAGGGTAGCACAGACGACGAACCAGAGGTACAACAACAAACCGTACAGCGTAAATCTCCGATACAGGTCTTTGACACTGGGGAATCTATCGCTGTCGAGTTTAGTTACCGATACGTCGAAGAACTCCTACGGGATCAGGGAACCCAACTGCCCGAAGACTTGCATCAGCAGTTGGTCAACGTGATTTTCCAGCGGGTGAACGAGTTTAACTAAGCTGCCAGAGTCGTTCTGTCAGTGCCTTCTTTGCGTGTTCGGCGTCTAATCGGTCGGCCTCTTCTATCCAGTGTTCACACCGCTCTTTGCTCTCGATGCCACGAACGAGTGGCCCTATGTCCATGTCGGATTGTATGAACCGTTCGGCTTGTGTGTCGTAGTCGCCCTTACTCTGGTTACTCTGATTGGTAGAGGGCATTAGCTAACTCGATAGTAGCCCGTCTTCGGTTCGTATATCTCGCCTTTGCGGGCCAATTTCTCTATGGTGTCTATGACTTTCTCTTGTTCAATTCCAGCGTCTACGGCGGTTTGGACAAGGTTATCTTCCCCGGCTGGTTCTTCACCCTCAAGCTCGCTAATGAGTCCTTCTATCTTGTCCATCCGCTCTTGTTGCGAAAATGAACCCCGACCGTTGGCCCAATCAGCATCCATCTTGCCTGTCTCTGGATCATAGCCAACGTCCTGTAGACTCACCTTCACCAGGGCGATAGCCATTTCAGCGTCTACCATTTCCACTTCATCGGACAGACGCATACGCGCACACGCCTCTGACAGCCGCAACACACCGTCCAGATTCCGTGCTGTTGCTGGCACTGGTGATTCATCGTCGTCGTTGTTGTCCGCGTTCTGCTGCCGAATGGAGACGTAATACTCTTCCAGTTTCTCCGCTACGTCGTTGTCACGAATCACAGGCCGAACATTCTGCCGGGCCATAGCAACCCACGACCGGACCTTCTCTGGTGAGAGTTCTGCTTTTGCCGCCGAGCGGTTATCTGGTTCCAGCTCGTTCTTTGCGATTAGGCCAGATTCCGAGCGTTGTGCAATCTTCGACTGTGCAATCTTTCGGTCCTTGGTTTCGTCGGGAATGTCCTTGAGGGTGAACACAAGGTCAAAGCGGTCTAACAGACTTTCGACTATCTCAATCTGGGATTGGTCGGTATCGTACTTGTTGAACCGGCTCCCCTTCGGGTTGCCAGAGGCAAGCATACTGGTTTCACACTTGAGGGTAGCATCTATGCCAGCCTTGTTGAACTCTAGTCGCTGTCGTTCTAATGCAGAGTGTAGCCTATTCAAATCCTCGCGGGCCATTTTGTCTATCTCGTCTATCGCGGCTACGCCGTTGTGGGCTTTCACGAGTGCTCCGGCTTCAAGCGACCAATTAGAGTCCCCGAAATCATCATTCACAGCAGCGGCGGTAAGCCCTGCCCCACTTGCGTTCTTCCCACTTTCTGAGGCACTGCGTGGGGCTATCTGGGTTACTGAGTCCATGATAGTAGATTTGCCTGTCGATGGATCACCAATTAGGAGTGTGTGACTGTCCCCGCGCTGGTAGGTTCCATCTCCGTTCTCTCGCCGCCAGGAACCGAACAGGTTAGCAACACCAGTCGCAAGGCGAATCCACCAGTACTTATCATAGGTTTCGCCCCACGGCGTTTCTATGTCCTTATCTTCCCCACCAGTGATACCCGGTGCAATAGATTCAGCCAGTGCAACGAACGGGTTTCCGTCGTTGACTATCTGTTCTATCTCGTCTTTGTGGTCGTTAACCTCCAAGTCCCTGTAATCATCGTCTACCTTGTCGATTGCGTGGGCCTTGAATCGGAAATCAAGCGTTGGCTTGTCGTTATCTCCCGTGTCTGCTTTGAGAACACCAGATACATCCGCTCGCTCCCCTGCATCCGCGTAGCCCACTAAGTCGCCCTCTACGTGAGCATCAATGTCTCCGCCGTCCTGTGAACTGTTCGTAGCCTCTTCGGGTGGCTGGGTGACTCTGATTAGTTGGTGGTCACGAACAACGGACTTGTGATAGTCGAAGGTAAACGGACCTTGCCGTTCACAGCCCTGGCATTCGTGTGGTTCTTGGAGTTCGTTTTCTACGGGCATCCGCGTGATGATACCACAACGAGTGCATTCATAGGCGGCTTCTTTCACGACCGGACGCACAGCCGTAGCCTTTGATATTTGCCCGTCAATGGAGATTAGGCGGTCTACGTCGTCGTTCCTGATTTCATCTACCTTCTTCTGGTGCGTGTTGATGTTATGGAACCGAACCGTAGCATCCGATAGGTCAACATCAACAGGCAAATCATACAGCGGTAGGGCTTCTTCAAACAGCTCTCGGAACGTTTCTGGATTCTGTTTTACGTCGTCGGCTAGGTCGGGATCATACCGATACAGTGCCCCGTCTACGTCAACCCAGAGGCTTTCTTTGTCCTGTGGGAACTTCTGGGCCAGTTCGCCTATCTTGTCCTTACAGTAGTTTTTGTAGAACGTGACGATGTGTTCTAAGTCCTCTTGGTTGAAATCCTCGTATCTCATTCGTCTAGTTCCTCCAAGAGTTCTTCTGGCGTCATGTCACATTTTTCAGCCCAATTCTTGACCGCTGGGTTATCGGCGGTAAGATGTTTGCCACCGATAGCCTCTCTTGCCTCTTTTAATTTGTCCTGTTTCTTTGAGTGTTGATTCTCTAATCTGGATTGGAGTTGGTTATACCGTTCTAAGTGTCCTTTCGCCCTTTGCGCGGCAGCTTCATACTTGTCTTTCTCCATCTCCATCCGCATTTTGATTATCTCGGTATTGACGACCTCTTCGCCCATATCGAGTTTTACAAGCCGGTTGACGGTTTCTGAGGCGTTGCGTCCTTCTGCATCAAGATACGCCTTCACTTCTGGATCAAGGGTGAACGTTTTTCGTTGTTTGCTCATTGTGGTGTGTTGTGTTAGTGTTATTGTGTGTTGTGTGGTGTTACGAGTAATACCGTTTGATTACTAGTATTACTTTGAGGGAATACCGTCTTCGCGGAGAGTTATTTCGCCGCCCCTAATCTCCATTAATTGCACGTAGAATCCTTTTTCAAAGTCCCAACGGCGCGTATCGCGGAGTCTCGATAGGACCTTTGTATTCTCGGAGCTGAGATAATCAACCGCCCGTAGTGAGTTCTGGGGGGTAGAAGGCAGAGAAAACCATTCTCCTAATTTGTGGTATGGCCGATAAATACTATGCAAGTCACTTTCAACATCTTCGGGTTGGTCACAATCAACGGTAGTCTCTAATTCTAAACGATGCGGACTACCGCTTTGCATGACACTCAGACGCCTTTCTGGGTCTGTGGCAATCCCGATTTTGTAGTAATCTGCGGCCAGCTGAATACGGCTCTTATTCAGTCCGATACCATATTCATCAACCGGATTGTGAGAAACAAGATACAATTTCGCTGTATTCCCGCTCATCGGTGGCCTTCCTCCACGATGAACCCGCAATACTCACACTCATACCGTTGCACAATCCCGGCGTGGTACTGTCCATCAACTGCGTGGCTTCCATCGTCGTTCCATTTGACGTGCTTACGGCCACACTCAGGACACTCCATGCCCTCAAGGAAGCCAACGATAACATCACCGTGGCAGGCTTTAGGAGTACACCAGCAACCCAGCGTCTTGCCTTTCAGTTCTTCTTTCGCACGCTCGCGTAGTTCGGCTTGTTCATCAGCATAAAACCACTCGCGGTAAGCTTCTACACAGCCTTCTCGCGTGTAATCGCCGCCGTCTTTCTCCATCTTAAATGGATTACCGAAGGCAGATCGGCGGTCTATGTATTCGTCTATCTCTGCATCGGGCGTCTGTCGAATGTTTACGAGTTCGGTTTCCGTCATGGTTTATGACGGAGCAGCGGCTGTTTCCACCAGATTTAAGGTGGCTCTCGCCGTAGAAAATGACAGCCACGTCGGTTTTCTACGAGCGGGCTTACTCCGTAGTGGATACATTATGCGGCGGGGGACTAATAGGTAACGGATACTATCAGCATATAACACAACTTTTGCACAAGAGCCTAAACAGCCTGTTTTAGAACACTCTACAAATATGTTGACCGTTGCCTTTACAACACTCTACAAATATATTGTGTGTACGGCAATGGTAACACGAACAATAGCAGAAAACGCCGCTCGACAACTAGCCCAGGTAGAAGACGAATTTAGAATCAACCAAGTGATAGAGGTTAGCGATAGGTTAGAAGAAGGCAACAGGCAACTTATTCGTAGAGTGTTGCACGACTTGGCAGACGGGGGCATTGTGGAGCAGCGAGCAACTGGTAGCCCAATTTGGGAATCTTGTGTTGACCCAGACGTAGGTAGCAACCCCACAGAATCACGAGTCTGGCAGCAGGGACCAATCAAGATACTTCATGCCTTCGCGGACGTTGGCACGGAATCAGAGGCGCTTGTTGCACATGGTGAGGTTATTCGAGTCGGCTTAGACCCACGAGATAGCAACGAGAGTATTCCAATTCAGGCAGATTGCTACGAACTGCCCTTTGAGAAAAACAGTTTTGACTTGGGGCTACTCCATCCAGAGTGCGGCAAGTTCTCACAGGTAACGAGTATTAGCGGCGATCCCGACGAGTGGCCCAATCAGATACCGCGTGCGCGTGAGATAGGCGAACAGTACTGTGAGAACTACATCATTGAGAACGTCCCGAAGGCTGCAACCGTGGATGATGGACTACAGAAGCCGGACGGTGGGTCACTCGTGAAGTTAGACGGTCGGCAGTACGGCTTACCCATTCGGTTTGAACGGGCCTTCGAGACAAGTTTTCCTGTGGATGCACCGCCGGTACAGCAACCATTAGAGCAAGAGGTTAGCCCGTATTTCTCTGCGGATAGGTCTACAGAGTGGTGGCGAGCTGTCAAAGGCTACTCTGGCCGGTACAACAAGAAGGCCGTAGCAAGAAACTGTATTCCTCGCCCGATGATTGATTTTCTGATGCGTCAGTATTGGAAAGCGGTTGGAGAGACGGACAGCCAGCCAGCAAGAAGTTCACACAACGACGTTTGATGGATACAATTGGGATAACTTTATATACATGGGGTGTATGTATCTATATGTGATGCAAGAAGCAACCATAATCGCACGCCGACTTGACGCACACAAAGAACACGGCAACAACCCAGTTGAAGCCTCAATTAAGAATCCTGTTGGCGACTTTCCGACTGAGGCTTTTCATGAGGCAAACGAACGTGTCCAAGAAATGTTTGATCTGTCTGATTTCTCCTACAACGGCCATGAGTTCGCTGTTGGCTCTGTGAAGTATGAAGACGGCGACTACACCTTCAATTTCTACTAATACGGTACAATGTCTGACCGCAAGAACCTCAAGATAACCGAAGAAACGTATAACCGACTCAGGGGAGAGAAAGGAGAGTATGAAACCTGGGACGGTATGTTGAACAGGCTTGTAGACGAAACCGAAGAATAAATTTTACAAGCGCCGTTCTATCTGCTTGCGGGCCATCGTCCACGTTCCCCAGCGATTCTCAAAGACACCAGTAGACGGGGCGCTATCCGGCTTATTCTCTCGGTACTGCGCCTTCGAGAGTGTCTTATGCCCAAGTTCACTAACCGCGTGTGCGTAGGCACTAACCAGATCGTCAATACTGTAGGTATGATTCCTGGGCGTTTTGAGTGGTCCATCGGGCGTCACATGGTCGACTAAGCCAACAATGTCTTCTACCTCGTTGCTTGGGTCTAACCGCTCTATGGTCGACTTTCCAACGTTGAAGCACATGGCTAGTTCTCCGGTGTTCCAGCCGTCTTGTTGGAGGATACGAACGGCTATCTGTTCACTCATACTCAAGCTGGTGTTGTGTTGAACCGCACTACTCTTGCTCATGTGCCTACCTCGCTAGCATCCATGTCCTTCAACTTGGCAGCAATCGGGGTTTCGGTACTCCCACCGCCAGGATACTCCCCAGAACAATATTGACACTCGGTGTAGCAATCACGTAGTTCGTCTTCATCGTGTGCTACAATGGGCGTGTTCTCTCGCTGGAAGTGGCTACAGTCTTTGTCTGTGTGATAAACGTTCGTTCGCCGCATTTTCCGGCGCGTGTAGACTGTTCGACTCATTCCCAGCACCCCGGATACTTGCATGGCTCTTTCCAGACCTTCGCTTGGTCTATATCCCAGACTTTCCATTGATCGGCTGGCTTGTCAGTATGTTTGTGTCCGTGGCAGGCTGGTTGGTTTGGATTCTCTGGGTCCGGTCGGTGGTAGGTTTCGATGTTCTGACCGCGCAGTACAAGGACTTGCTGGAGTTTCTTTGCTTGTGTCATGTGTCTTATTCCGCGTTTTCATCTGGCAACTGTTCTTCCCAACCACACCCAGGGCAGACAAGATACCCATGATGCTGTATCGTATCGGCACCGCACTCAGTACAGATCATACAAAATCGCCTAATCCTTGGTTTTCCGATGCACGCCGTTCAACCGTCTCTAACTCTTCTAATTGTTCTTTCCAGGCTTGATAGGCTTCGCTACTGTGGTCGTGCTTGTAGGCTATCACCTTCAATTCCTGTTCGCCGTCCATTTCAACGGCTTCGGGAACAACGTGAATCTCGTTCCACGGGTTTTCATGCCCGTGTTCCAGAATATGCTTTGGTGAGATTTCAAAGGCCGCCCGGTCGTTGGTGAACCCGCCGTCTGTCTCTTTGTGAACGTACTCATTTGGGTCCGGGTCGCCGGGAGCAGCAGGTTCGTTACACGCCGGACACAGGATACCGACAATATCGAACTGTCGGGTTGACTGTTCGTTTGCTCGCTTCTTTGCTTCCTCTGCCCTTTCTCGGTCGGTTGGTAGTGTCATTGCTCTTTCCCCACTAGTCGTTGGCACCGCTCACACCACGAGAGAGACATTCGTTTGGTGATTGCCCATTCTTTCGTTTTGATGCCGTTTTTCATGTTCTTCACATCGGGACAGTTCTTTTGCGTGTGGTAAACCGACACGTAAGAGGTTCGCTGTCCGATGTAACAGGTATCATCACTATCCAGGTTGGCCGGGTTACGACTGTCTACCTTGCTCATGCTTTCATCTCCGCGTGTTCTATGTCTCTGTCGACGGCGTAGCGTCCGGTATCAGTGGGTCTGGCATTTGCGGGCCAGAACAGGTAATATGAGGTATCGCCTTTGAACCGTGCGATTAGGCGGGCTTCGGCCCCGAATGCGTTAGCAAACCGTTCTAGGGCGTCTACCTCTTCCTGATCGTAGTAGGCGACGTTCTGGCTAGTCGCTTTCAGTTCTCCGGCGATTGTTGGGATACCGCGCTTAGACCACATCAAATCTGGCAGTTCTCGTTGGGTTGCTGCACCGGAGCTTGGTGCTCGGATTACGTGGAACCCTCTTCCATCAAGATTGCGGGCTAACTTCCGTTCATACTGACTGCCGTTCATAGCCCCAACACCGTCTTGATTTCCTCGTAGGCTTCGGGAATGTTCTCTGGCAGTTCATCAACCGCTATAACGGCTATATCGTCTATAGGCGTGCCACGAACGTAGCGGTCTACCTTATCTTCTACAACGTCGTCTTGAACGTCGTTCTCACACTCGACAGCAAGGCTGATACGCGAATCACAGCCAAAGAGTAGAACGTCTATCTCGCCGCGTGTGTCGTGTTCTACCTCACTCGAAACACGGTATCCTGCTTCCTTTCCCGCGTGCGCGGCTAACATCTTGGCTACGGAGTGTTCGACCGTTTCACTACCACCGTTGAAACGTACTTGATTCGTTTTCGTAACTTGCCAGCCAGCGTCTTTGAGTGCTCTATACTCACTCCATTCTTTCATTTTCATACTTGCTTGTCCGGTTCGGGCTTACAGAAATTGGTCGTGCGACACTCAGAACAACGAATACGCGCGTGTGGTGGGACAGTCGTGGTAATCTCTACAGGGATCGTTTGGGACACGACTTTGCCACACTGTCGGCATGAGTCGGTAACGTAGCGTTTCTTAATGTCGCTCATAGTTCCCAGCCCTCTGGTACCTTACTGTCAACACGAACCCCGACGTGTCCGCAGTTACAACCCATCGTGAGGCTTCCACGTTGGTCTTTGGTGAGCTGTATCTTGTTCCCACAAGTTGTGCAACGGGTTTGGTCTTTTGCTGGGATTTCGCCGTTCATTGTTCTTTAAGCAGCCGTTTGATTACTTCATTGTACGTCTCGCCGCCTTCCTTTTCCGCCCGTAAATCATCTCTAACATCTGATTCTATTGCTATTGTCGTATCCATCCTACACCACAAGGTTGTGTTTAGCCGTACTTAATACTATGCATATGCATAGATTTATGGTGCATGTAGCACAACATTGTGATGTAGTATGGCACAAGCACAAGATACTATCACAATGAGTGGGCGTAGCAAGGGCAACCTTCGCTATTGCACGCATTGTGGTGGTAATCTGTCGTTAGACGGTGGTACAGACCCAGATAATACGGACTCACTCGGTGGCTTCAAAGAAACCTACGTCTGTGATTCGTGCGGACAGACAGGCACCTACCGATACCGGAACAAAGACGCTAAAGAGACGTATCAAGGCGTCTGCGCGGGTACACACATGTGGGAATAACCATGTCGGACTACAAATGCGCTAAGTGTGGTCGGTCGCTCAGTGAACTAGATGAGTTGTGCGACTGCGGCAACAAGCTGGGTGTGTTAGACCTATGAGAGTCGTTCGTAACGTCCTGCCCGTTGTAATCATCGTTGGCCTGGGTATCGGCCTCTCCATCGGTTCACTATGAGCATCCACACGTTCCTATCACAAGACCCGGATAGCAAAGAGCAACAGATCGTAGTCGGCAACGGTCGGACGAAAGACGAACTTCAAGAAACGGAGCGTTGGATTGCGATTCATGCAAAAGACGCTATGGAGATCAAGCCATGAGTTGCACGGTCGTAACCCCTGTCGGTGAAGTTTCGGTCGACAAGCAGGTAGCACAGTTCTTCAAATCAAAAGGTTCGGAGGTTCGGAAAGATGCTTAAAGCACTACTGACGGTTGGATTCATGGCTATGGTCGGTTTCGTGGCTATGGTCCTGCTGGTTGCAGAGGGCGAACGAATGGAAGCAGAGCGGATGGACTACAACAAATGAGTAAAACACAACAGCAGTTCGTGATTGTTCGAGACGGCGAAGAGAAAACGTTTGAAGATGAAACGGCGTGGCGGGACATGCAGGCCCTCCTAGACGAGAATGATGTAGACTATGAGGCTCACGGGCCGTCTGAGTCGGACGGTGGCAAGCCCAAGACCAACGGGGAGAACCGCCAATCTTCGATGATGGAACAGCAGGACAAGATAGAAGAACAGTCCGAAGACACCGAAGACACCGAAGAGGAACCACAGGAACCAGAAGTTGTGGAAGAACCGGAGGTTGTAGAGTCCGAACCAGAACCGGACGTTGTGGAAGAGCCAGAAGTAGTGGAAGCAAAGCCAACCAACCCCGAAGAACTCTCCAAAGACCCTATTGGGTTCCTTCGGTCGGTCAACAGTGACTTTGTGAACACGATCAAGGGAACACCGGCTATCAGCAAACAGGGCTTTCGATTCATCCAGCGAGAGTTTGAGATTAGCACCGAAAGCGAGGTTGTCAAATGGTCGGATGATCCGCTCGGCTGTGTTGTGTGGGCCAAAGCGGAGCTTCCCGGTGGCTATTCAGCAGAGGCACACGGTGAAGGCTACCAATCTGAAAGGGACGTGTCCGATAACGAATTTGTGAGGTACGCCGACACACGCGCTAAGAACCGTGCAATCAGTGACCTAACCAGCGCCGGGGCGCTCGCGGTGTCAGAACTTGAAGAATGAACTATGATGCACGAGCAAACTACCCAAGAAGGGCCAGACGAACCCATGTGGCACGAAACCGGGACCGGCTGGTTAGTCACGGACGGACGTGCTCATATCCACATCGAGAATCCAGTTCGGGTGAAACGATGAACGACGAAAAGAAGTTTATGCGAAAGATAGACCGTGCTATTGATCGGTTTGGCGACAAGGTAGAGTACAAAAGCCTTGAAGCTATCCTACAGAAAAGGGCACAGGATATGCATGAAGAGGCTGCCTGTGCTGATGAACTAACCACGATTGATGCAGACGACTTGGAGGGGTGGCAAGAAGAATGAGAGAGTTCATCCTGAGCATTGACAGCGATAGTGTTGATGCATCGGATATTCGTGATGTGCTTTCCCGTGGTGGTATGAAAACTGATCCAGTAACTATCATGCCAAAGGAGAGTAACGAATGAGCCTGCTTGAACATCACGAACCCGAATCTTGGCGTTTCTACCGTTACGGGGAAGATGAAAACGGAACGCCGTTGTTCTCGTTCTGGATGAACATCAACGACAGTACTGGTGTTTGCATTTACGACCGTACTGGCGGAAAGGGAATGTGGCTCTCTACAGACCACGACGATGAAGAATACTCTGGCAAGGAACCAAGCGACCTGCTGAAAGAGGTTATCCGTGGCGCTATCGGGCAGGATACCCGTGGTGTTCCAGCAGAGCGTATTGAAGAGTTGCCGGACTATGAACGGTACTTCTTCCGGGCCATTGCTGGGACTATCGAACAAAAGGGCAAGGCCCCAGATGAACTGCTACGGTTCATTGAGCATGTCGTCGGCAACGAGGTGCATATTGCATGAGCCAAACCTACGCCGTCCCTGTAGATCGGGAACATACCACTGTGAGTTTCGACCATGAGTTTTTGAACGTCCTACGCTCTCGAAACCTCAAACTGGACGTTGAAGAACTCTACAGTGTGGGAACTATCCGGCATGGGTCGGACGAATCCAGTGGGTATCTCTTGGCCGTTGTTAGCCATTTGACGGCCCCATTGGACGAGGTAGACGTGGTGAATCAGGAACGCAAAGAAACGGCTGTCTGTGGCTGTAGCGGGTGGTATCACCATGCTTACGACCAAGAGATAGGCGCGAAGGTGGGCGACTGTAAGCACACAGAACGAGTGAAGGAACTCCGGGGAACGGAGATGCCAGACGATCAGGCTACCTTGGTGTGACCATGCCAGAGAATCCACGGTGTGACGGCTGCGGGGAAGAGACAAGCGGAGTGGTTACGCACTTCGACGGCGACCAACTCCAAGCGAAATACTGTTCTGGGTGTGAACAGTTGCGGGATATTCGTGGTATCGAACCGGCAGAACACGAACAGTACAAACTACGGGAGTACGGGTCATGAAACGAGAATTTAGAGTCACGATAGACGCCGAATCGCTTGTGCGTATGTTATGTCTTTATGACCGCACTACAACCAAATATAAGGGCTTCAAACCTCCTAAGTCTGGTGGTTATGGCCTAGTTACTGGTGTGTTGGGGTTGATAAACGCATGAAACGAGAGTTCCGCGTAACAATTGAATCGGAGGGGAACCAAGCCGCCGAAGAACTGTTCAACACTCTGAATAAGCTCTGTCAGAAGGCAGAGTTTGAACACGGTATCAGTGTTGACGTTGAACGCCTGGAAACGACAGAGGTAGAAGACGCCTCATTCAGAACGGGTGGGGAATATGGCGACTGATTCACAAACCGAAGCAAGTTGGAACGTCGTAATCCACCGAGCGGCTGAAAGAGAGCTTGGAAGCGTCACCGGGGACGCAGGTGATGAATTAACCGCCCGACTGAAACAACTTCGGTATTACGAGGAACCGACACAGGCCCCATACGTCGAACACCTTGAGGATCATCAACAGTTGTTCCGCGTGCGTGTCGACGGCTACCGAGCTATCTGCCAGTGTTCCCGACCGGCTATACAGGTGCTTGTCGTGGGAACAAGATCAAGAGTGTACGATAAGCTCTCTGTAGCGAAAAGCAGAGGGAATCTTTAGCGCCAATCCTGTAGGTCCACCCACCCGTTTTCACAGGTGATATAGACGAGTTCTGGATGGGCGACGTAATCTTTCCCTTTGGAGATGATTAGTACGTCCTGTTCTGGCCCTAATATCTCACTGTGTGCGGGGTATCGGTGTTTCATTTCGTCTTGTTTTGAGAGGGACACATTCGACCCTGATTATTGTCTCATATAAATGTAGTTACCAACTATAAGGGTATGAGAATTAGCCTATATTAATGCTTCCCTGGCCGTTCCCCCTCTACAGTCTTACCAAACACTTCTAACGAAACCCGTCTGTTTGTTAGGTAAGAGTGGCTATTGTTCGGTCGCGCCTTTGTACTCCCAATTCAACGATTCTCCTTCACGGGTTACGAGGTACTTGTACGGACCATGTGGACAGGTTGAACAACTCTCTTTGCCGCAGGGGACTTTCTTGATAACGACCGCGCCACCCTCTGTTTCCTCTACGTCGACCACTTCTTCATTTTCTCCGGCTAGCTCGCTTTCGTCTACTTCTTGATTGTAGTGGTCTATCAACCGCTCGCAATACTGGATAATAGCATGCAGTGTGTCGGTATCTTGTCTGGCGATTCCCTCGGCTACGTATTTCGGTATCGTATCGGATGGGGTTGGCTTCACCATCTTACCAAACACTTCTAAGGCAATGGGCTTAATTGTTTGGTAAGAACGTGTGTCAAAGGCGTGATTGAAGCCTAATAATATCTCATACGCCGTCGCTATGCTTTTCAACAGTGTTCTCTAGTGAGTTGATACAGTGTGTCAGTAGCTCTACGGCGTGTTCGTTATCTCCTTCAAGCACCTTCTTTCGGCGCGTCATTTGGTTAATCAGGGGCTTGATTTCATCCACAGGCACGCCACCCTCACCGTACTCTGCGTTTGGTGAGTGGCCTGCAAATTCGGGACACTCGGAATGTGACGGTCGCTCAGTAATCACTGGTTCGCCACAGTCGATACACGGCACAGTCACGTATGATTGCTCACTCATGGTTTGAAGCCTCTTAGAAACACCTTATCGCTGTGCAGCAGGGTTTGTGTTCTAATTCGGTCATGACTACCACAGCATTTGCACAATAACACCATAGTTACAAAGGGCTTTTGTATGTGGTGTGCGTGTAATAGTGCATATGGCCCGCGAGAATACCATAGTGTTGTCCGACAACGAGATTTCAAAACTCAAAGACACAAGAGAACAGATGTTTGGATCAAGTGAAGTACCGTATGGTGTCGTTGTAGACCGCCTGTGCAGCGAATGGGAAGATAGCAGTGAGTGATATTCAATACATTATGACTAGCCTGTACGAACGCCAATTTCCACAACAGTAAGCATGGCTGATAGAGCTTTATTAAACGGCGAGGTTGTCCGCCCCTTTGACATTGAGAAACCTGTATCGGGGCAACTGAAGTGCGTACCAAAGGAACACGAAATGCACTTAGTAGAAGAATACGAGACGGATAAGGGGTTTTTCACACCAAGACACTTTAGCCATAATCCAAACGGGAATAGAACTAACTGCACTGCATCTGGCGGAGAGTCTGATATACATGAACACAGGAAGGAGGTAGCACTATCCAAGGCATTAGTTGAATTTGACTGTTCTGAGTGGGGAATAGAAAAGAAGATTGGAGGTAGGATTGCAGACGCATATATTAAATTCACAGACGGACACCCAAGGTACGGTGTTGGGATAGCAATAGAATATCAACACGAAAACAAAGGAAAAGACAAGGAAGCTACGACAGAGAACTACGCCAAAGAAAACTATTCGACCGTCTGGCTTTGGCGTGAACAGTTTAGCGAAAACGACAGTGACGTAAACCTGTTTGGTGGTAAAGTATGTCCGATATGGCCCACTGTAGTCCCTAAGCATAAGACATGGCGCGACCGTGGTTATTTTGAGATTAAGAAAAAGTGGGTAGAGGCGTGGAATATGGGCTTATCAAAATCCGGTGCGCCAGCCACACTGCCCTCGGAGTGGTGTGACGAAAAAGCCCAAGAAATCTGGAAAACGACGCCGTGGAACCAAATAATCGAACGCGGCTGTGTGAATCAGCCAGTGCATAATGGGGCCAAATGGGAATCTGAGAGATATATTGAAAATAGCCAGGCTGAATTGGGTGAGCCAGAGGTAAATGCCATACTTCCTAACGAGTGGTACGATGAACAAGCTCAAGAAATCTGGCGCGATCAGGACTGGAAAGAATTGTTCGACGAAAGTGATGATTACACACCCCTATGGGACTTCTCAGAGGTAGAGGCAAAATTTCCCATACACTGGTTCGTTGAAACACGAAAAGAAAAATGGCGGTCCTCAGAATGGCAAAAGCGGTTTTCTGAACCGATGCCTGATTATACGCCAGAGGGCAATAATAACACACTGTCTTTGACCAGAAAGATACCTTTCACGGATTGGCTCACTTCCGGTGATAATACATCGTATCATAAAGAGTTGAAAGCGGCTCACCAATCTGGCAAACTGGATGCTGGTGTAAAAGAAACTCACCAGTGCCCACACTGTGGAAACGTTGAATCGCACACGCCAAGGCATGAAGGCGAAATCCAAAGGGGCACATCATGTGGTGTATGCGGAGACTGGTATACTGTTCATGAAAGGGCGGGTTGACCGAAATCTTCTGCCAGAACACTCTGTTAGAAATGTGCTTGTGTCCCGCTGGCCCTAATCAGCGGATTCTATACCACGAACGCCCGTATATTAGTGGTTGGCCTACCGTAGTGAAAGTGAAACCAAAACGTCCCACAACACTTTTGCCACTGTGTGTATACTGTATGTATGTAGTATGCCAACGGAAACCCTATACCTGCCAGAAGAGCAGTACCAGCACCTAAACGACAAAGTAGAAGCACAGGATGTGGACAACCTGAGCCAAGCCGTTCAAACACTCATCAAGGAGGACATGGAATGAGCGAAGCCCAACAGCAGACGATTTTCGGAGAACAGCTAACCGAACAAGTGGAAATCGAAACGACCGGGCGGGTTATTCGTCCGTTCAAGCGAATGCTGGATCAGATAGCCGCCGAATACCGGCTACACTTTGATTCTGAGGGGATTCAGGTTAGTTGTGTTGATACGGCCAACGTGATTGGTATCAATGCCACTCTGCCAGCGGACGCTTTCGAGAGTTACGAACTGAAAGAGGAAACGACCATTGGCGTCAACAGCCGAACGTTGGGGTCTGTACTCCAACACGCACGCTATGGCAAATCCAGTGACGATGCAATTACGATTAGCGCGGATTCCCGAACGATGGAATCTGAGGTTGACAGGGAATTTGAAGACTGTGCTGTTACCCTGTCCGAACGGAGCGAACTAATTGATCCTGATGCAATCCGCGAAGAACCAGAGTGGCCGGAGTTAGACCTGGATGTGTCGGCGGACCTTGCACCGAAGGCCCTGATTGATGTGCTTGATGCACTTGGCGACGGGGCCGAACACATCAAACTTGGCGCTCGGCCTGAGAGTCTTGTTCTCAAGCAGGAAACGGACATTCAGGAACGAGCGGCTGAATTGGACGTGACGCCCACGGAAGTGGCAGAGTATACGTATTTCAGCATGGGCTACGTCAACGACATGAAGAAGGCCCTGTCTGTGGGCTACGTCGATGATCTAACGCTCCGGTGGGATGAAGAGTTCCCACTGTTCGCAGAGTTCGAGCGGGATGATACGTACCACGGCGAAATCATGCTTGCCCCGCGTATCAAGCCGGAGTGACAATGAGCGAACCACCAGAGGGCCTTAGCAGTATGCCCAAAAAGCGATTAGGCGAACAGGGGCAAATCATCAATCCCACAAAATACGTTTTGATTCAATGCACGAACTCAAAACGCGATTCACCAGCTCGTGCAAAGAACCTCTACGATGAATCTGATTACTTCTGTAAGATGAAAGCCTATGCAGAGGCAACCGGGCTTAAGTACCGTATTCTCTCTGCCAAACACGGGCTATTGCATCCAGAGGATAAGATAGAACCGTACAATGAGTTTGGCCTATCGGAATCACAGGCTGAGTCTATCGCGCTTGAACTGTCCGCACAGCGGGTGAATGTCGTGGAAGTTATCGCGGGCAAGAAGTACACCAACCCACTCACTCCGGCATTAGAACGGCAGGGTATCGACGTTGTAGAACTCTGCCGTGGTGAGGGCATTGGACAGCGGAAAGCGACACTCACAGAGAAAACAGCGGCTCTTGAAAACAGTTCGTTGGGTTCGTTCAAGTAAAGCTGAAGTAACCACAAGCACAACATTAGAACAAGATTATGTCGAAGCACCCACGAGTAGATAAGTGTCCAATTGACGTGTATGTAGCCTCAAACATGCCCTATGAGTATCCATACAAACTAGTCAAACCCGAACACGTCTCACAAGAAATAGCCGACTCTGCCGACGTGCTCATTATGGACTCTGGAATCAAGAACCCAGATGTATCGAATACGGACGTACTGGACTTAGCAGACAAGCACGATGCAGATATGGTCGTCGGGAAAGACTTTCTACACGATCAAGACGCTACTACGCCCTCGGTCAAAGCGTTTCTAACAGAGTGGGAAGACCATTCCTGCCGAGCTACGCCCTTGGTTCCACTCCAACCGCCACATCATGAGCACTACAATGATTTGCCCGGTCACTATCACTATCTCTTGGGTGGTATGGCCTTCGGGTGGCAGTCTGATGAGATTATAGACGCAATTCAGAAATTCAGGGACAGTGTGGGTAGTGGGCCGTATGTCCATCTTCTCGGTGTTGGGGCGAATCCAAAACTGATGGACTACCTTGCCCGGAATCCTGGTATGGTGCAATCTATCGACTGTAGCACGCCGGAACAGTGTGCTATAAATGGGAAAATCTATGATACGAACCTCACACAGCAGGATTACGAGATTAGAACGGGCGAGGGAAGTAGAATTGTCCGGTCGGACTTGAGTAAGCATCTTGCCCTTACTTTGTGCGATTCCATTACAATGCGGCATGAGTCCCAAGCACAGCAGACTATGGCGCAGTACCTCTAACAGCCAAAACTTTTTGCAGAAGCCCACCAATCCCTGTGTATGGGACTTGGAGCCAACTTCGGGACTAGTTCAAGCAATCGAGAGAAAGAGTATTTCGTTGTGCCACAGAACAGGCAGCGAACACCAAACGCCGACCCTGGCGGCTGGAAGATCGTAAAGGGCTATCGTGAGCAAGGTGCGAACACTGTTGAAACAGCCACCAGCAAGCGAGATGCCATGTCACGGGCGAAGAGCCTTGCCAAGAAGAACAATATGAAACTGACTGTGTTTGATGCAGCCAAGAAGTCGTCTCGCTTTTTCGATTACTCCTAATCCTATCGCGGTATTCACTATAGTCTGTTCCTAGAGACTTTGCCGACAGGATACCTTTTCTTTGTTACCGCTACGTTAACTTTATATACTGTGGACCATAATAGTAGTGTATGGCACAGAAAGCCACCTGCCCGCGTTGTAGCAAAGAAACCGAATGGATTGCGACCGTTCGGGAAACCTTTGATGGACAAGAGATAGACCGATTCCAAGCACTGTGCGACGGATGCCAAGCAGATCAGGCAGTTGAAGCGGCTTACGCCGGGACTGATTACTAACAATGAGTCGAATCAACGGAGCTAAGAAAATGGTAGTGAAGAAGGCTATTCGAGAAAGTGCAGAACATCATGATGGTGATGTTCGCCCAGGAACCGAAGCGTATGCCGACCTGATGCAGAACGTAGAGCATCAAGTACAGGCTGTTCTTGAGGAATGCGGAGAGATAGAGAGATGAAGGAAGATACCACGCACATCCGAGCTTACGAATCGGATAAAGAGCGAATCAAAGCCACGCTGCGGAAAGGGAACGTAGCCGACCAACTGAGCCACATCATCAAAGAGCACTGGACTAGTGGCCCGCACTACCCCGTGCTGCAAGAGCGAGAGAACAAGCCATTAGGTCCGTATGTTCGCTGTCGTGACTGTGGCCGGAGTGAGAACACGTTAGACGAACTGAATAACCGACCGTGTGAAGACGGGATACCAGTGGACAAGCGCGAGGAATAAACGATGGCAGAAACCAAGGGATTCGAGTGTGGTGAGTGTGGTTCTGAGTTTTCCACGGAGCGTGGATTAGAAACGCACAAAGGGATAAAGCACGATCCGCTGCCGAAAGATAAAGCAACGAACCTCTATGTGCGAGAGAATCTATCTGCATTTGAGATTGCAGAAAGGCTAAATATGAGCCACAGGGCCGTCAAAACTAGGCTGAGTAAATACGAACTTTGGGGGAAGTGCCCAACAAAGTATAGTCTGAGATGTAGCCAAGGATATCCTGTAATCACAGCCACGGGTGTAGAAGATTCAAAACGGGTTCGTGTTCACCGGCTGTTGGCTATTGCAACAGGCTATGATCCACACGACGTGTTTGGCGGGGATTACGATGTAGACCACGTCAACAACTGCAAGATAGACAACAGAGTGGAAAACCTGCAACTACTGAATAAAAAAGATCACGGGGCTAAACACGCTGACCAAGGCCCGAAAAATCAGTACGATTCTTAGAGATACGCTGAACCGATTTCCGGCGACCGTGGATTGAACGGCATTGTTTGTTCTTCAGTTTCGCCACCTACATAGTCGATTTTTGAACGCTCGCGCTGCTGAGCTTCTGGAGTTATTTCACCCATGTAGTGCTCAGCAAACGTAGAGTAGTCTTCCCACCCTCCGAACTCCATAACGACAGTGGGAAGAACCCCACAGTTCCACAGTAGGTGTCCACCCCAGCTACGCCGCAGGTCGTGAACGTCGAGATAGGACCACCCAGAGTCTCCGGTTTCGGCTTCAAGTCGTTCTGCTGCACGCCGAACCCACCTGTAGACGGTCGTTCCGGCTATCCCCTTCTTGTTCTCTGCATTGTATAGCACTGGGGCATCTGGGGGCTGGCTTTGCGTCATGCCGTCTACAAAGGCTTCAAAGTCGTTTGGGATTGGTGCCTCTCGGTACTTGTCTCGCTTGGCGTAGTCTCCCCACACGCGCACGAATCCTTTGGGACCGTGGGTAAAGTCGTTGGGTGTGACGCTGGTTATTTCTGACCTACGGAGTCCGGCCCTACCACCGAGTGTGAAGGCGATTCGTTGTTTCGCTGTTTGAGCTTGGTCTATGAGTAGGTCTATTTCTTCGCTCGTGAGCCATACACGCTTCCCGTCTTTCTCGTTGTAATCGTCGAGTCTCATTTCTCAAATCGAATAGCGTCAGTGTGGTTCATAAACTCTTCTTGGCTCATTTCGTCGTGGAGTTGGCCGGACCAAAACTGGACGTATATCTCATCGTCGTGGGTGTCAACATCGTGGCCGTTCCAGTCCTTAGCAACCCATTCAATCGCCTTGTCTGCTTCCATCGTAACGCTGATGGATTCAACAGTTCCGACTTTGCGACCACTTTCAGCCGACCAAACACGGCCCGAACTAATCTTCCGATCTCCAACAACAAGGTAATTGTAGAATCGGCCACGTTCTAACTCTCGGATCAATCCGCCTTCGCCTTCAACGGTCTGACTGCCGCCAAAACTACTATCGTATTCAACAGCGACAGTGCAGCCATTCATATTGTCGTGCGTGGCTCGCTTGTAATCTGGAAGGTCAAACGTGACCATTTTTGATTTTTGCTTTTGCATTTTCTCTCTACTATACTGTATATCGGCCATGCACTTAGTACTGGCGATGAATGCAACAAACCATTACAAATAGGTGCTATAGGTACTGCCAGAGATACCGATTAGCCTGATTCTGCACTGGAATGGGGGAATCCCGCCTACACCGTCTTAACCAACATGTCTCTCTACACCGGCCTGTAGTTGGTTAAGACTTTCACCACAACCATTATGCTACATCCAACCATGTGTGTGCATACCGTCGAAGGTGGCAGAGTCACTAATAGCCCGTCCCGAAAACGGCTGAAAACCTAACTCCGACAGTGGAGAAATACGAAAGTCGGCAGAACTTGACTGTCGAGCCTCCGTATGATCCGAGATAAGGACGATGCTGGTAGTACGGACGGCATGACAGCGCCACCAGAGGGCCAGAGAGATTCCGACGTGAGAGCGTGACTATGGGAATGTTTTCACCATAGGTGGTCACTCTCATTGTCGGACAATGCAGTGAGAGTCTGTGTGTCTTTCTGGTGTTCCTTTTGGAACAGTTGTAGTCCCTATTTCACAACACTTTGCACAACCTTTACGTAGTATGCTATGTTATGTTAGGTTGTTGTGCCACACCGAACAACCTACTACTCTGAGGAAGAGCTAGAAGCAATCGAAGCACTGGAAGAAGAACACAACGAGTCCTTTTCCGGCGTTGTGCGTGAAGCCGTCCAAGAATACTACGGGGTCGACTCATGAGCGACGAAACCATAGAGAACGTGGCGTCTGGTGTCTCAATCACGGCCAAACTCAAACGCGGAACCGGCACACGCGATCAAGACGAAATCAAGATTAAGGCCAAAGGGACGACCGCTGAGGAAGCCAAGGAGAACATGGCACAAGTCCTGCCAGAAGCGAAGGAATGGGCCGAAGAACTACGCGAAATCCAGCCGGAGAGTGAAGAATGACGGACGAACTAGAGAACATGATTAGCGAAATGGAACAGTCGGCAAAGAAAAACTACGATATAGACCCTGTTCTCACACTCATACGGAGTCTTGAGCATAATAAGACAATTCACGGGCCGGAAGGTGAACGTTTCCAAGAGGGGTACGGGGCTGCAATTCACCACGTCAAATTCATGTATATAGCGTGGTCCGGTGAGTTTAGTTGTGATTGTGACGATAATCCTACCAACCCAGAAAAACATGTTTCGGGAGATTGGGTCTGTGGGCGCTGCGATACACTAATCACAACCGGAATCACGGAATCTGAGAGAGAACAATGAGTATGGAGGTTTCAGTCTGGTGCGAATTGTGCGGACATAAGGAAACTGGCAGCAATCCAATGGATGCTACGCTAATGATGTCAGAACACATTGACAGTGAACATGATGTAGTGTTTGAGGATGTTGATGAACTGCTAACGCATATTGAAGACGAATTTGAGGTGCAAAGATGAGTAAGCAGAAACCAGAGCAACACATCGAGTTGTGCAAACTACTGTTCGGAGAGGATTGGGACGAGTGTATCACAGAGTACGGGCGGAACAAGCTGTACGAACGCTACATACTCGGTGATATTCCAAACCTCGCGGAGTGGGAAGAGGAATGACTCTCACCACCTACGGTCGCATAGTGCGGTTCACTCGTCCTGCACGGGTGTTCCTTGGGTTAGTCGTAACAGCGCCTATCTGGGTCCCCTTGGTGGTACTCAGTTATCTCAAAGACCATTGGCCGGCAATAGAGCAATGAGAGAGAAACACGAAACCGAGTGGGTAACGAACGGACTACTACTCTTGTGGATACCAGTGGCGTTCCTGGCGTGGATCGTGCTGGTACTAATCGCAAACGGGACACTATGACCAACTGGAAATTCGGAAAGAACGAGGTACTGGTAAGAGATAACGAGTGGTGGCACGTCCGACACAGACGGCAGTGTGTGGACTGCGAGGATAGAGAATACGTCTTGGCCGATGCAACCCATACAGACTACAAGACACTCCATGCAGACGACGTAGAGGGCTGGGACGGGTATGAGGGGCTGTTTGAAAGCGACGGTTGGGAAACCACACACAAACCAGCCAGTGTGAACGGCTATCGCGTGAACGGTGTGCTCTGTGGCCCCGAAGGGTTGAATCACCGGCAAGGGCAAGAATGTGTGCATGAGCGCGAGTGTCCCAACTGTGGGGCCGATGGAATGGGCGAGATAGACATTATCCACGCGATTGAAGACAAAGAGGTAGTCGATACACAGTGTGAATGCAGAGAGTGTGAAACGGTCTGGGAGGGAGCATGAACCGAACAGCCTACGAAACGGGCGACCGTATATTTGAAGAGGTGCTTAGAAGCGCCCCGCGTGGTGAGAAACTTCCAGAAGAGAACCGGGGCAGTTGGTACTGTCCGTGTGCAACCGGACGCCATGAGAGCATCATTAGAACGCTTGCCGAGGACATTAACGCCGATAGAATCTATGATCTTGGCGCGGGCGACCTACGCTTATCGGTTGCACTTTCTGATGAGTATGAGGTTATCGCCTACGAGAACAACGAATTTCTCGCAAAGAGGGCCTATAACCTGCATGGTGAGCCAGATATAGAACTGAGAACACAGGACTACTACGCCCACTGGGGCGCTATGAACCATAAAAACGCTGTGTTCGCTGCTATCGGGAAAACAAACAAAGTGCCCGGAACACCACAGAACGGGGTTGCTATTGAAGGGTGCGACAAAATACAGATCGCGTATCCAGATGCAACGGAGGAAACATGAGCGATTGGAGAGAATCGGCCCACCTAAACGCGGAGAATTGGCCCGAATGTATCCCCGAGATGTTCCCAAAGCGTGAGTATGGGCCGTATGCGTGGGGAGAGCCACGAGACGAATACGACAACTACCCGTGGTCACATCCAGATGCAGGGTCAATTAGCGGGCGTCACATGGGCGACGTATGCCCGATGTGTGGGAAACCTCTTCGGATAGATGAAACCGTAGTCAACAAGGACGGCAGTGTAGGTGACTTGATAGACGTAAGCTCGAATCGGAACCCAGTACCGTGCTATCACAAGCAGTGTTGGCGTGATCGGCAGGAAACAAAGGGCAAAGCAGAGAACAGTACCTTGGGAGAGTTCGCATGACGGACGGAAACTGCCACAAATGCGGCCAACTAATCGACATTCAGGAAGATAGGTGGTGGCAACACAGTTGGGAAGAGAACCCCAGCGACGAACAGGTAGAAGAAGCCATTGGAGATCGGGACTTTCGGGATTGGTTTCGAGAGAACTACATACTGTGTTGTGAGTGCCACAAGATTGTAAAGCAGTGCATCAACGGTGAACTATGATCGGCAAGAGAGTGTTACCACGGCGGTACGAATACTGCTATGACTGCCAAGAAGAGACAGTACAATGGCTGTTCTCAATCAGGACGCACAGTCCTCGGTCGTATAGAGGCACACGACTCATGCCCAATTACGTCTGTTCTCAGTGTGGTGAGATAGACATATGAGCGAACTAGTCCAAACAGGGAATTTCCGGCTGTTAGAATCCTTCGAGAAACACATCGTCGAAGAGTACGAAGACAGCAAGAGTGTTACCGGCCTTGCTGGGGTAAAGACGAACATCAAAACGGCTCTTGAACACTTCCCAGAACTTGCGGAATACACCATTACAGTCGCTGTCACCCATGAAGACTGTTCCTGGCATGGCGAACCGTATGGCATGGCCGACCCGTACAATCAGTTGATCTACCTGAATTACGAATCAGCAACCACGGAGTATCAGACGATATTCCACGAGTTGATGCATATTACACTCTATATAGAGAATACAAAACAGGATGCAGACCACCCGCTAACGTCCGAGGAATACTGTTCTATCAAAACCATGGCGCGTATGCCGCCGGATTTGGTCTACCGTGAGCATATCGCCTATCTGGGGACGCCGGACGTTCCCAAAGACGAGTATCCCGAAATCTGCCAAGAGGCATTAGAGTACCGTGAAAGCCATAGAAACTACATTCAGAAAGCAAGAGAGTGGTTAGAAATCAATGACTGAGTTAGCAGACTACACCGACGCACGAGAGTACATCCCAGAGTTTGAACAAGACCGCTGCCCGTACTGTGGAACAATCGAGTGGTTCAAACAGACTGAATCACGGCACGATCCACGCGACTACTGGTATTGTCAGTCCTGTTCTAACACGCTGATGGACTATTTAGAGTATCCATGTCCAGAGTGCGATATTCGGATGATTCGTGTGCAAGAGCGGTTTGAGTGTCGCAACGAAACTTGTGGCTTTGACCATGAGAGCTATGAGATAGATACGTTAATAGACCGACTCTCAAGCAATGACTACGCCGTTCGTGGGAAACCGGGTGTGTTGATGGGCAAATGTCCAATGTGTCACGATTCGCACGGTATCAACGGCGGGCCTGATGGGGAACTAGAGTGTAGCAGCTGTAATGGCTTCTACGCCGCACAGTATTCCGATACGTGGTATTGCTACGCTATCTGGATGCATGATGCAGACACAATCAGGGTGAGAACGTTTGACTGACTTAGACGACGTACCCGAAGAAATGCAGGTTGCACTACTCGTTATGGCTGGCAATGCAACACTCAAAGCAATCAACAATGGCTAAAATCACCAACACAGACGACATGCCGTTTGAAATCGTACCGAAAGACGACCGCAAAAGCCCACTCAAGAGCAAAAACGCCACTCGTTGTGAGCATCCAACAGCCTACACCAGCGATAAGTACCCGACAAGTGGCCTTCGGTACATTTGCACAGAATGTGGGTTCGGGAGTACGTGGCCGCGTGACTTAGAAGATTAGAAGAATCCGGTATCTTGTCCCACTGCATCCTGTAACGCCCGAAACGCCTTTGGAGCTTCCTTCTTGGCCCGTCGTGGGTTTATCGTGGCTTCTGCATACAGATCAGCAAACACCTCGTTCTGAGACTCTAAGTAGTCTGAATCAAGTTCCTTGCCACGCCGTTGTTCTGATAGCCCTCTGGCCTGTTCCAAGACCACTGGATCATCAAAGATACTCTCTTCTTGTTCGTTTCCTCGTTCATCCACGCCGCTTGGTCGGTCTGCACTATCGTCGACGGCGTGGCCTAACTCATGGGCTAACGTATCCTCAGAACGGCGGAAACTGGTATCTACACCAACGTTCCCAAGCGAATACTGCCCACGCGCTCGCCAATCGTTCGTGGCTTCGGTGCTTGCTTCGATATTCCCAAGCATCCCGGCTTCTTTGATTCGTGAGGCTTCATCACGCACCCGCTCTAACTTGCGCGACCGTGGGATAGTATCAACACCGGGGTAGTCGTATTCATCCTTGTTCTGTTCCCAGGTGCTCTTATCCAGCATAATCGGGGCATTGAATGATTCGTCTGCCCGTCGAGATTCTTCCGTTCGTTCGGCGTGTTCTGCTATGGCTTCTTGCCTATCTTCGCCTTTCACAAAGACGTTACTCGGAGCTGGCTTTACGCCGTCGTCGTTCATGTTCTCGGTTTTCGTACTAATTGCATCATCAAACGGTTCTAACGAGGTTCCACGCGACTCACGGAAGATAGTAGACCCACTGTTTGTTTCCGGGTTGTAGCCGGTGTCTGTCGCACCTGCTGGGGCTTCATACTCTACGTCGGCCCGGATACGTGCTGCTCGCTTTGGGCCGATTCCATCAATCGCGGCTAAGGTCTGTTGGGACTTGCCGCGTAGTTCGTGTGGGTCACGAATACCAGCCGCATTGAGTTTTCTTGCTATCCCTGGCCCAACACCGTCAATATCGGTTAGTTCCTCAAAATCTACACGGTTCGCCGTTTGTGCCGCACTTTTCAGATCGTCGGCTTTGGCTTCACTAATCCCGTCGACTTGAGCAAGGTTCGGGACAGGTTCATCAGCAACGTCTCTGATACGGCTAAATCCGTTCTGTCTGAGTGTTCGGGCGGTCTTTTCACCAACCCCGTCAATCTTGGTTAGGTCGTCTTTCTGAGCACCAACGCGGCGGTTGAATGGGTCTTCTAAGATACGTTCGGTTGTCCTGTTGATTTGGCTTCGCGTTCTGTCGCTGGGGTTCGGCGGTGTTTTGACCATACACAAGGTTTGGTGAATATCGCATATAGTAGTTAGGTAGGCACGTAGTTTTTTGAACGCATAGCACAGTAGTTGTGGTATGGCAGACCAGCCAATCACGAACGTTTTTGGCATCGGAGAGACAACAGCAGAAAATTTCCGGCGGAAAATACGCAAGAGCCGCCCTACGAGTAAGATAGGCGACGTTCCTACAGTTAGTGAGGTTTCTCGAAACAAAGGTGTCGCAAAGTTCGTTTTCAACATTAAGCAGAAAGAGGCTCTAAAGGAAGCAGGCGCTCGTGTGCGCTTCACGCCAGAAGAAAAGCAACGGTTGAACAAGAAACAATCACAATCCAGAGTTGGGGACGTTAGCAAAAACTCCAACGTTGGGGACTTTCGGATACTAAATGCAGATCGGAAAGAGGCATACGAGTTCCACCAAGATAGGCCCGCACTGAATCAAGAACAGGATGAAGAGCGACGGGCAAGGATAACTACTGATGTGGATAAGTGGAAATCAGACCCCAATAGTTTCGATTTCCCCGGAATTGATACACCGTCGCGGAAACCACGACGGCAAGAGAAAGACAAAGGTTTCGTAGATACAACGATGCTATTACGACCGTTCGATTCCGACGAGGACGACGATAACGATAACAGCGATATGGGTATCCCAGGATTGTAGCACCGTATCTTTTTGTCGTTGTGTCCTAATCTTGTGGTATGGTCGACGAAGACTTTAGACGGAAGGCTGTTGGACAAGCACAGGGCGCGGCTATCAAATTCACCGACATAGACGGTATTGGGCCTGCTACGGCAAAGAAAATCAAAAGCGCCGGGCAAACCAGACGGTCAATTCAGGCCCCACGAGATGTGGCCGATATGTCGGCTGATGAACTTTCAGACAAAGCCGGTATCTCACGGGATAGAGCCAGAAAAGCCATTAGCGGCGGTGGTGGCAATCCCGGTGTCTCAAAGCGAAATACAACCGGCAGTGTCTCGGCAGCAGGTATCACGTATCCTGTTGGGGAGTTCCGAGTTGAAGCTGGGGACCAAGACAAGGCACGCGCACGAAACGATACCTTTAGCCGGTCAAAAGAAGCAATCAGACAAGACGATCAGAAGCGAGCGCCGATTACCACCGACGTTGAACGGTGGAAGAACAACAAATCAGGGCTTGATTTCCCCGGCGTGGATACACCAACACAAGACCCGAAGGTTCTCCCGAAGGACTTGAAACAGAAGCAACAGCCACGAACGACAGAACCGGATGCACAGTCACAAGCAAAGCAATCGGGTGGGTTTGATGCATTCCCAGAAGCCGCAGCAGGTGGCTCTATGGAAGACGCATTCATGGCTGAAATGGCTGGGAGAGACGTGCCAGCGTCCCCAGATGAAGTGACAAGAGGTGTTGGTGCAGTGTCGCCCAATGCACTTGGTGGTAACTTCATGAACGAGGGCGAACGAGCGCCAACAAGCGAACCAGAAGCCCCCTCAGACAAAGCCTTACGCAGACAACAGCGAACACAGGATGAAGGTATAGCCGGTGCAGATACGCGGGGTGCAGATATAGCATTCGTCTACCAGAATGAAGGACAGGATACCGACCTTTCACTATCTGAGTTCCGCGACCGTACCAAAAGAGTTGGCCGAAAACTCGGACTAGAGGGAGATGCATTCGGCAACGCGCAAATGGTGGCTTACGACGAGGACGTAAACGAAAAATTCTAACGATAGCCCAACGCCTGTAATTGCTGTTCTACAACCCTATTCTGTCGCCTCTAACCCAGGGTAGAGGGCCACAAAACCACACTCAAAACGCGCTACTCCCCGTTAATGTCGATACCGTCCCTATACTCTTCCCACTGTTCCCTAACTCCTTCCTCTATCATCTCTCGTTCGTCCTTGGTTGGCGGTCGGCCCTTCATAGCGGTGAACATAGCCACTCCTATTGTCGTATCATTCATCAACATGCTTGGGCCAGAGAAATTAGTCTCTAAGTCCGACCGATCACGGGAAACCTGATTCCGAACTCCGCCCTCATTATACAGATACGTATACAGCACGCCAACTAATGCAGTGACAACACCCAGATAGGGAACGTAGCCACCAAGCCCGAAGCCCTGTAGCATGATAGAGAACGTGCTAAAGCCGGTCACAGCAAGCGATACCATTTGGACTTGTCCCTTAACGCCGTCTATCCGAGCTAACCACCGAGCGGCGGCTTTCACCCACCATCTGTTTGCCGTCATACGTAGCCGAGTTTTTCAAGTTGGTCTTTGGTATCTCGCATTGCTGCTGTTCCGACGCCGTGATTCTTACTCGTCGACGTTGGGTTTTCACTTTTCACCCACTCGGCTATGTCGAACACAGAAGAGATAGTTTCACAGGCATCCGAGGGGCCACACAGTGTCGCGTAGTCGGTGTGCTCGCCGTCCTGTAGGCCGTGGTCACTCACCGAGATGATTGTACTGTCTTCCGGTGCAAGTTCTCTGACCGTCTGTGTCGCCTTTGCAGCGACGTGGTAGAAATCCCGTTCTAACGGGGCGTCAACAGTCGGGGCCATGTGTCCCACTGTATCCAGACACCCGAACCAACACCACGTAAGGCCGTTGCCTTGCTGCATAGACGTAATCGTATGCGACAGACGTTTTCCAACCTCTTCGCCTAAAATGCCGTACATGCCTTCTGTGGTAATGTCGGGGTCGAAGCCTTCCGTTCCATCCCGATCAACAAGTAGGTCTTTCCAGACAGTATCTCTCGTTGCATCTAAGGTGTTCGTTCTATCATACTCGGTTTCGTAGTTCGGGATGGAAATAGCCCTATCAGACGGGCCAAAGACGGTGCTAATACCGTTTTCAGTGTAGTAGTTCGTTTGCTTTTGGTCTAAGCCAGCGCCCCTAGAGCGGAGTTGTCGGCCTATCGCGTTAAGAACAGGCTTGGGAACAAGGCCATTCGCCAGTGTCGACGCTGTATTCAAGAGTGGGTTGTTCCACTGCACGCCATCGTCTTCACTCACAGCGTGGATTCCGTGGTCGTCTGGATGTAGCCCGGTAATCATAGAGGGCCACAGCTCCCGCGTGTGTGGTTCGTCAATCACGGGATTCGCGTAGGTGTCTATCTTGGTCTGTTCGCCCCCAAAGTCGTCTGCTAACCCGTATTTCTCTAGTAGTTCTATATCCAGCGCGTCCCACCCAAGAACGATAACTTGGGACATTAGCCTAACCCTCCTTTCCGGGCAAGGTTGCGTACTGGAACCCACACAGAAGCCGGTGTCACACTTCTAAACAGGTCAAATGCCTGTTCGCCGGGCGACCGTTCCCGTGTGTTACTCCAATCCGACCGTGGGCCTGGATGTGCAGAGTTGAAGCCCCATTTTTCTTCCATTACGTCAAAGTCAACGTGGTTCTTCCCCCGCTGTGATTCCCGGTATTCGGGGTCAATGTTGCGTTTGTGCTTGATTACGACGCTTGGCGTAGACGCAAATTCCCAGTGGGTCGTTTTGTGGTGGCCGTAGAAGAAATCCAGGTGCTCAGAGTTGTAAATCTCTGGATCATAGGTATAGTCTCGAAACACCGTTGTTCGGAAGAGTCCGGCCTGTGGGATAAAGTCAAACCGTGCGTGCGGGTATGGGTCTGGGGTAACGTCCGGTTCGTCTGGGACGGTTTTGATGATCGTGTTATTCAGTTCGACGAGGTTTCTTGCCCCGGAGCGGATTCTGTTGTGTTCGTTCAACCAGCCAGAGACACCGCCAAGGTCGGGATTAGCCTCCAATATCTCTTGTAGCCGAAGCAGATTATCAGGGCTACTAAATTCCATGTCACTATCCCCAACCCATAGGTAGGGTTCGGTCACTCGCTCGGCTATGTTGTGCCTACAGGGACCAATCCCACAATCATAGGGCAGGTGTTCTACGTCAATGTCGAACGGATATTCTTGATCGTATAGTTCTCTGTGGTCTTTCTCTCCGTTATCTGCTATGTAGACGGTTGATACGTATTCTGGCACGCTTTCCAGTAGTTCTTGTAGCGCCTGTTCCCGTGAGAACATCGGGACGCCAATTGCTATTTGTGACATTAGTTCATCTCCAAGGCGTGCTTTCCGGCCTGTTCGCCTTTCTCAGTCAGTGCGTAGATACGCCCCTTCTGCCTTTCTTCTGGCACCATCAGTTGCACAAGGTCACGTTCTCGCATTTCATTCAACGCACGGGACACATGTGCAATAGAACTGTCTTGGTTGTGTGCTATCTTCCCTGGCGTGCTCATACCGTCCGTAAGGTCGTCAATAACCATTTCTCGGTATGTGCTACTGATGATGTAGGAAACCTGTTCTAGTGTCTCTTCGGTTGGCTCTGCTGATGCCATAGTGGTAAACATGCACCAAACAAGCAAAATACTTGTGCTGGTGTTGTGGTAACTACTGTTCGTCGTCTATCTCGTCGTCTAACCTATCCTCTAACTCAAGAATGCCTATCTCACCTTCTACATACAGCTTCTTCACGTCCTGCAAGTCGTCTAAATCGCGTTTAGAATGGGGTTTCCGTAGGCTTATGACGTGAACCATGATAACGGACAGGACAAGCACGATACCCGCAACAGGGATAAGACCCCATGTACCAGTACCACAGCCAGCAACACCCATGCAGGTTTCCGATATTTCCTCTTCTTCCATCTGTTCTAACTGTTCGTCTGTTACGGTCGTGGCAACTTGCACACCCACGAACACTACAACCAGGGCTACTACAAGCGTTATAGACACGCTTTTCAGGTCGATGTTTGTACTGTCTTCACTCATTGGTCTTTGTAGTCCATGACGATCCACAGTGTGATGCACAGGACAGCAACCCCAAGCACTGCCCACATGGTAGACTGTGCCTCTCCTAACCACGCTGGTTTCGGTCCCATATACTCCGTGATAGCCATACCACCGACGTACCTTCCTCCGATATAGAACCCACTGCACGCGCTCGAAAGGACGACTAAGGCTTGCTTGAGTAGGCTTCTGTCTATCATTGCCAGAACCTCGCTAGTTTACTCAGTTGGAGAACACCAGCCCCTACAACCGGAGCGAAGCCAACCACCTGTAACACACCAGAGACAAGCGGTTTCGGTATCCACTGGTTGTGATAGAAGAACTCTGCTGATGCATCAGCCGCCCCAAACGAGAGCGTAAACACGAGATGCACCATATTCCGAGTGAAGGACCGTACACCGTCCTGAATGTAGGGGTCTGCCGGTGTCTCTATCTCCGGTGTGACGTTGTTTACCTGTCTCTCGAAGGTGGTCTTGTTCGTCTCGTTGAAATCAATGGTAACGTTCGTGGTTTCGTTGGCTATCTGTGCGTGTGTTCCGTTGTAGGATGCACTAGCGTTCTGTGCGTCTTGAACGGTGTAGCCAGCGTTTGCACCCATGAGTAGCCCCATGACTACGGAGAACCACAGGATTAGCCCGAACATGCCAGCGGAGCGAAGCCCGATCATGGTTAGAGGAATGCAGGCAGGATGAACACACCAATCCCGGCCAAGAATGAGAACATTCCACAGCCAACGACCATGTACATCATGGACTGTTCGGAAATGCCACTGTTACCGCCGTACTCTTCTTTGGACTGAGTAAGCCGACCGTGGCTTTTCCCGCCCGTAGACACGTTCTTCATACGCGATAGGGCAATCCCCGTCTTTGGATAGTACTTAGACTTATCCAGTCGGCGGGGGAGGAAATCACCGTATGCAGCGCGTGTGCGTTCGGGGATAACCTGATAGCCACTCGGAAGGTTCGTTTTTGCCCCTCCGTCTGCTACAGCTCTATTGTCGAGATCGTCAATATCTGGAATGTCAATATCCCAGTTAGAAGGCTCAGGTGTGAACGTAAAGCCGAACTTCCGACCGAGGAAGGAATGCCAGACAATAGAATCTTTGTCGACATTCAGTTTGTTGAACTCTCTAACCTCATAGCCTGAATTGGTGTACTCAAAGACAGGCTCTTCATACCCTGAAAGCCCGGATTTGAGTAAAATGTTTGAGAGGCTATCTGTCACCTTGTCGCTTAGTTTTAGCACTTCAATGAGGATAGGGCCGGACCAAAAGCCCATGCCCATAATCACGAACAGTGCAATAGCGTAGAATGGCGACGTAAGCAGTAGGACACCAACGAACAGCGCCGGAAGCGCCCCAAGAACGACAATAGAGACGACAACACGTTTCCAATCAATATTCTCTATGAACGTCTTTGCGGGCGTCAGACTGAATAGGAGAACAGCAAGCCCGAATGAGACACTATCGGTGGCACCGGACGTGTTTAGCCCAAGTTGGCTTGAGAGAACCCAGATAGCCGCAAATGGGCCAATCAGTGCAATAATGATAGCAATGAATTTCGTGGTGCTTGGGCCGTCGTTGTACGGTTCACGGGAGAGTTCGTAGAACGACTTAACACGCTGTGGGTGTTCCGACCGTTCACTACCAGTAACGAGCTGCCGGACATAATTCAGGTCAGTTAGTTCGTACTGGCCTTTCGGGAACTCCAACACACCACGCACCCAGCCTTGAACGTCGTACATCTGCCGTTCTTGGGCCGTGGCCTTCACGACCATTTCATCATCCTGTTCTGCCTCTAACTTCCGTTTGCCTAATGCAGCGTCCTTCGGTGTGAACAGGAATCCGTGTACTTCATCAGCAAGTGCAAACGGTATGCCCATCCAGTTAGACTTAGCACGCCGTTCGTTCTGATCCTCGAACTCTTTGGTGTCACTGTTGAACTGTATAGTCTCAGTGCCTATATCATCGGGCGACATACGCTTTAGGAGTAGGTCGCCGTGTTCTGAGACAACCACACAGGCACGCTTGAGCATCCGGGCACCTAACCAGAGATGCAACCGGGAGAATGCGTGAAAGTAGTTCGTCACTCTGGAAATCATCGGCAGGGAGATGAATTGCACAACTCCAAGCAGGAAGAATAGCATCCCGAACGGGCTTGCCAAGATTCCCAAGAACGATAGGAGTAGGCCGATCATAGGCCAAACACCCACTTAACGAACGGATAGGAATTAAACAATGCCCATACCGCTCCGGCGTAACTGGGTAGGCCACTCGTGGTGTAGAACACGATAACTCCTAACGCGATCATTGAGAGGTTTATTATCACTCCAAGGCCGAGGCTGTCTGTTCGACCAAACGAATCCCAGAGATTCCCGATGGAATACTTTACACGCGCAATTCGACCGGACGGCATACCACTGTAGTCTGAATCTTTGCTCATTGTTCCTGTGTAGGTAGGTCAATTCCGTCTGGCTTTTCTCCGAAGGTGGTATCAACCTCTTCATACGGGTTCTCGATGCCATGCCGAACCCGCAAGTGACGGGCCATATCGGAGTGTTCATCTTCACTATACACAGTATGGCAGTAGCCACAGTGTAGCCGGTATCCTTTGGGCCAAATCACCTTAGCCCCTGGAAGCCTCTGCCCTCTTTCTTCCCTTCCATGAAGTGCATCAGCAGTCTGTACTGTAGAATGCATACCGTCGTCTGCTTTCGGATGATGTTCCCGTTCTTCCGTTTTCTCTACAAGGATGTGTTCTGAGGTTGGTGGTATCTTCCGATCCAGAGAGTCCGAAGCATCCACCTGTTCCCCAGAGTCGACGTGGATGTTTTCGTTCTCTATTTCGTCGACCGCCACACCAAGACGCTCGTAGAAAGCATCATCGTAGAGTTCTTCTATCTTATTGTGGCACGATCCACACAGGTCCACCATATTCTCTGGTTGGTCCGTTCCATTGAACCGCTGTGGAACTAGATGGTGCCCCTCGACCGCGTGAGGATTCGTTACGTCACAGAAGTAGCATCCTTCGTAGTTCTTGCTCATTGTGTTTCCTCCTTGGCTTTGCCTTTCCGCACAAGCTCGGTCACTCGTGCAGAGGTAGACTGTTCATCGGCCTTTGTTGTGATCACGTATTCGTACAACTGTTCTGGAATATGAACTGATTGGCTGGGCATTGTCTCTATACCTACAGGGTCCAGATGCCTGTAGGTGTGGGGTTGTGGTAATAGTTGTGGTCCATGTGTGCGTACTGGACTATCCATCTGGCAGTTCTGATTTCCATAACGCGTGACTACTTGTAATATACCTCTATCTGGAAACATACATACTGGGTCAAACCCACACCGTCTTGCGATTTTGGATGCCATATTATTCATCGGCATTCAACCGCCGGGAAATGTGGCTCTGAGACATGTCTAAAGCCTCAGCAATCTCTTTTTGTTTAAATCCAGTCTTCGACTTTCCACTCTCCGGCAGTTCGCTTTCAGCCATCCGTTCCATTATCTCTTGTTCTGTTTCCCTTCGCTCTTCCTTCCGCACAGATTTCTTAATATCTGCTATCTCGTCTTTGTGGACGTATGGATTCTCTTCATCACTCTCAAGCAACTCTCGCTTTCGCTTGTCCAACTTCTTGAACTCTGGATGCCAATCCAGGTTCGGCCAGTGAATGTACTCTGTGCGTTCCGTGTAGTCCTGCTGGTAGTGTTCGTTGTTCTTGAGGCGGTAGACTTTGGCTTCGCCTTTGACTCTGCCCCTGTCCGTCTGCATGGCCTGTATCCAGTAGTCTGCTGCATCAGACCCGAGCCTGTTGTCCACCCATCCTTTCGAGGGTGCGGTAAGCATGCCAAAGACTTGCTGATAGCGTTTGGTCGCAAAGGCTTGTGACACTTCGACCGATTCCTTAGACATGCCACGGCGGGCGTCTACTGCCTTTTCAGCTTCATCAAGGATTAGTACACTTCCCGGCTTCACTTCATCGTACTTCTTGCTGTAGTCTGCTGCATTGGCTACAGCCGCCTTGTCTGCTGTCCATCCCTGTTGGTCAAAGATAAGGGCCAAGGATGCCGCCAAGGTGGTTTTCCCGACACCAGTTTCGGATGCCGCCGTAACGATAACGTGCATGTCACGGCCTGTTACGAGTCGGTTTAGATACTCCGCGAAAAACTTACTCTCGCGTAGTGACTCAAGACCACCCCAAGAGGCGACAGGGCCTAAGTCCAAATCCTTAGTTAGTTCACGTTGTTCTGTCGCCATTCATCTACCTCCTCTAGTAACTCTCGCGTAATCTTGGTCTGCTGTTCTGCCTCTTCCATATCTGCATCAATGCCCGTTTCATCAAGGAACTCAATGCACTTTTGCACGGGCTTATCAAGGTCGCCAAAGTCGAGTAGGGTTCTCCCCATTTCTGTCCGTTCACCCGGCGGGTTCCAGGTATAGGCTGTGAATGGCGCTTCTACCACTGGGTCGTTATTGATGAACCATTCTAAGCCACGGATGGGTACTTTCTTGGGGTCTGGGTAGTCCTGCCCTGCTGCAAGGTCGTTCTTATCGCTCGGTAGTAGATCGGCTGGTGGGTTAACCGTAACGTCCGCTATCTTTTCCTCGTGTAGCAACTGTTCGCCGTCTTCTATGTCTGTGTTTTTGAATTTGGTCCACAGGTCCATGATAAGACCTTCAATCGCTGTTTGGTAGACTCTCAAAGCGTCTACCTTTTGGAGTTCGCCAGACACCCACGCTTCCTTTGCGGCGGTGCGTGTGTCGATAACACCAGTCCGCCGGTTTAGCAGCTCCTTGATTCGCTTCTGCTGGCTCAGTTCTTCCGGGTCGCTAATGGAGTATTCTGGTTGTTCGTCGTCCATTATCGGAATTTCCCAAGGATGCCGCCACTACTGTTCTTGTTTTCTTCATCCCGAACGATAGACTCAGTGGTGTCTTTCGTCGACGTTTCAACACCCCAGCCGTCCTTACTCCGCGTGCTGGATTCCTTGCCAACCTCGGTGAAGCCCTCTGCCTCAAGCAATTCAGAGGATTTCATGGGCTTCTTGTATTCGTCTACGTCGTCGTACACGTATGCGCGTAGGTGGCCGGTAACACCATACTCCGGCGGTCGCTCCATCTTCGCCATGAGTAGGTGGTACTCTAAGACCCATTCTTTGCTACGCACATCCTCTTCGGTGTAGTTAGCCGTGGATGTGCTCTTAGAGTTGATCCACTCCAAGGCTTCAATGGGGCTATCAATGTCTTCGGGTTTGGAAACGTACTTGAGGGTTTCCGGCGCGTTCGTGTCTTGTGCGCCTTGGAGGTTCCCTGTGTGGTACTGATCTCTCCGCTGCTGTTCGTAGCGTTCCTGTTGGCTCATGCAGAACCACCCAGCAACCGTTTGAGTCGCTTGCTAACCTTGGGTTCGTGCTGTTCAAGCGCCTTCCCAAGACTATACAGCATCACACCAAAGGCCAAGATAGCGAAACTTGGCAGCCTAGCCCCAACAGGATAGGCGAACGTGAAGGCCAGCCCAACCATGCCGGTCAGGGTAAAGACGTTCGCAAGCACCTGGACTGTGCTTTTCAGCGCCGTATCCGAGTGTTGCCCGTTCTGATAGCCGTACTCCCGCATTCCGGCATTCACAAGCATCCGGTGGGCTTCACTTTCGTTATCGGCCTGTTCCCGCTCTACCATATCCTCTATGGCTTGTTCTTGCTCTTTCGTGAATCTTGCACTCTTAACCTGTGCCATTACTGTGTTTTTGTCCGTGCATCACATAAGATTTGTGTAGCCTGTGTAAACACCCGTATACGTGCCTTAACCAACTTGTGTTTATATGCAAAACCGGGTGTAAGAGAGAGGTGTAATGATTCAGAAGTTCAAGGAGATGCGAAAGAACGGTCCGTCGCTTTTCAGTGACGACCGAGCGCAGACGGGTGGTATGGACCTTCCTAGCGTAATGATCGTCCTCGTGATAGCTGGAGTTGTTGGCTTTGTGGGACTTCAGGTCATGTCGACTGTTATCTCGACAACCCAGCTACAGAGCGGCGACCCGCTCTATAACGCAAGCGATTCCCTTGAGCAGTCTATCAACGACGCTTGGGGGCTTGTCGGGGTCGCGTTCATTGTGGTCATCCTCGCGGTGATCATCGTGTACCTCTACGGCCTGCGTGGCGGACGGTAAGCGGCTAACAACCAACTTTTCCGTTTTATCAACTGGCTACACAGTGACAACCATATTTTAGTGTAAGAATTAGAATGTACTACGGCAAATACAGTGTCAGATTTCTTTGTATTGGGCTATCACTCACCACAGACTTGTTCGCCTCTTGCCGATGCCAACGCGCAGTAGGCACGGTAAGCGTGTAGTTCTCCACATGCTGGTGGCATCCACTACACAACATCACGAGATTTTCAAGCCGGTTCGCTTGTTCGTAGCCGTCGAACTCTTTGAACTTCCGTATATGGTGGCAATTCAGGCCGCAGGTCGCTTCTTTGATGTTCTCTTGGTTGGTCTTGCCGCACACTTGGCAACGGTGGTTATCGCGCTCAAGCGTCTTTAGGCGCTGTTCTGTGAAGTTCGGCCCGTAGTAGATTTCTTCTGTATTCTCTTTGAATCGGTGGTGATCCTCTCCAACGAACTCAGTAGAGCGCCATTTAAGCATACAGTCTTGGCTACAGAATCGTGAACTGCCGGCTTCGGAAGGTCGCACTTCTCGCGCATCTTCGCACCATTCACAGGTAATTTCCACCTTCCCGCCTTCCCAAGCTCGTGCATCTTCGCCGGTCTGTTCCGAGAGATAATCACCACGGCATGAGTAATTGCAGAAATGGCGCTCTTTATCCTCTTTCACATGCGGCGGGACTTGTTTGGTGTCGCCACAATATGTGCAATTCACCTCTACAGTACCGTACTCTTTCGTGAATTGTTCTGGCTTGTTGTCGTTCCAGTGCTCCGAGTGTTCTGTTGGCTCTAATCCAGCGGCCTTCTGTACTTCATTCCAGTTCCCAAAGCGTTTTTTGAGAGTTTTTGAATTGTGGTTTCCGTGTTCATCATATATCATAACTGGCGGTGTCCGGCCAATCACACCCGCTACCCTGCGAAGATCGTCTAATAACGTCTCATCGTCTATCTTCTGCTCGCCGGTTTCAAACCCTGCTGCGTCTTTCAGGGCTTCAAAGGACTCAAATTCCTTGTAGACCGGCGTTTGGCTGTACTCTCCATGTTCGTTAAACTCCGAGAGCGTAGGCCGCTTGCCTAATTCCTCGGCTAGTCTGTTGAACTCTACAATCAAGTCTTGTCGGGTTACTTTATTCATTGGAATTGGTGAGGTTCTACGCCCAGAGTTCTTCTTTCTCGATGCTGTGACAGTCGCAAATGAAGTACTGCCCGCCACACTTCGGGCATTCCTCCATATCACAGCCAAGGTGGTGTACTTCACCCATTGGCGTTCCGCAATCGTGACAGGCCCGGTTATTGTACTCTTCCTTTGACGTGCTTTTCTTGAACTCTTCTAGCTCGCGTTCGGCGTATTCGGCACTGAATTTGCCACGACCGCCGTTTGCGATTTCCTCTTTCTTTCGTGCTATGCGTTCGTCGTAGGTTAGCCCTCTGTCGCCTTCTCCGAAGGGGATTAGATCGTATTCTTCGCCGTCGATGATAGCGGTTTCACGGCTACAAGATACGACAGGCCCGCGTTCCTTCTGACAGCAGGGCCACTTACTCATCTTCAATCACCAGTAGTTTCACGTCTTGATTGGCGTACTCACTCCCAAGGGTGAACCGCCCTCGGTCGTCCGTACTCTTTTCATACAGTGCTTTGGGGTCAACTTCTACAGTCAGTCCCATACGGCCACAGCCACCAGTGAGATGATACAGTCTGTGGGTTAAAACGTGTCCGTGATTTCGCCGTCCGTAATCTCTATGGTTCCAATTTCATCGCCTTCTTTCGCCGCCTGCTCAAGTTCGTCTTGGTCTGGCGGGTGGCTCATACAGAACAGCGCATGACCGTCAAACGTGATTCTACTGCCGCGAGTGTCGTAATCAACGTATTGGACTTCAGGCATTAGACTTGCACCTCCACATCGTCAACAGTGCCTTTGATAGTCGTGTCTCGGTCGCGCTGGTTTAGCGTGAGTTTTGACCTAAGCAGCAGGTCGCCGTTGCTGCCTTCAAAGACTTGGTGGAAAACCTCTTTCTCGCTGTCTTTGATGGTGATTTGGCCGTCTGAGTCTTCAACGACAGTACCAACAACAGGCTCGCTGTCGTCAACGCAAATCTTGTCGTTTGACCAGTGAATCTCGGCCTGCATCGACTTGGTAGCAGTCTGTTGCTCCATACTACTACAATATGCCCCATATGTAATAAAACTTTGCCCACAGTGCGGGTATTAAGTTGGTACTTACCCACAGAACAGTTTAGAGAACAACCCTGTGCAAACGCACACCAAAAACTAAGGAGAGGCCACACAAAGAGAGCGTATGGAGAACAGAACACTCCGCGTGTCCTACGACTCTGCAAATGAGATGTGGCAAGTCAAAGACGAAAAGCAGATCGTTAGAACTGTCGAGACAAAGAGCGAAGCCAGAAACATCGGTCAAACGGCCTACGAGGAAGACCCGGCGTACAAAGAACTCGTGATTGAAACCAAATCTGGCGGCATGGAATCAACAACGAAAGAGGGTAGTTCCGGCGGTGTTCTGAACACCTTCAAGCAGGGCATTAGCAACCTTGGGTCTGATGCATCCAGAGCTGCAAGCAAGGTGAGTGAATCCACCAAGGACAACGACAGCGATGATAGTGGTGGTATGTCGCTTGGCTTCGGCGGTGGAATGGACAACGAGGGCGGCCCAAGCCTTCCCGGTGGCATGAGTGGTGGTATGGAAGGCGAAAGCGACGGTGGGCCGACACTCCCCGGTTTCGGTGGCATGGGCAACGACGATCAAGACGGCGGGCCAATGCTACCGGACTTTGGTGGTGGTGGTGAAAGTGACGGTGGCCCACAGTTCCCTGGATTTGGCGGAATGGACGGGCAAGACGGTGGAGCCGCAACACTCCCCGGCTTTGGCATGGGTATGGACCAAGAAGACGACGATGCAGACGATGAAGACGAACCAAAACCGTTCGGGTTCAAATACTAACAATGGACAAGTACACAGTCCTGCCGACTGACGACGGCCACAACATGCGCGGCGGATGGATGGTTCATAAAAACGGCAAGATGCAGGGTAGGCCACACACTAAGAAATCAGCCGCCAAGCGGAAAATGCGAAACATGGCTTCTGACGGTGACACTATAGAAGTGCGAAAGACTAACGGCCAAGTACAATCAGGCTACCCACGAACCTATCAAGGTAGCAAATCCAGTAGCAGTGAAGAGGAATCCGGCGGTCGACTCCCTGGGATGGGAACGTTTGAAACAGGGATTGGCTTCGACTAAGCGCGTTTTCTGCGTTCGTCTTCAACGGCTCTAATCGCTATCTGACGGATTTCTTCTTCGGTCCATGTCGTACCACTCGTTTCACCCAGCAACCGAGCGACCGTTTCACTGAATGTCTCTCCGTCCAAGTTCTCCCTATCCAGCGCGTCCTTTACCTCTGGGTCTAACTTGATCGTTGTTGCCTTGCTCATTAGTTCTCTAAGAGCGTGTCAAACTCAAGCACCTTACGAACGTAGCCACAGTCATTACATTCCATTTCTCTGTGCTGGATTGGTTCAAGTAGCCCGCACCCGTTCGGACACAGGGGCGGTCTATCATCAACCAAGGTCATACCGTCTGGAATTTCTTGTACCATACTTCACACCTATCCCGGCAGTGAAACCGGCTTCTACATTAGACAGGCTTACTCGTTCTTGAAGCTGAACGTAACGGCCATGTCCCCATCAGCAGTGGATTCAACTTCTAAGGCTGGCACTTCCGTTAGGACAGTGTTGATAACGGATGCCTTCGCGTAGCCATTCGTGGTAACGTGGTCGTCTTCGCTGTAGACGTGAATCACATCACACGCCGTAACACCCCGCTTTCTGGTGGCAGTGACGCCCCAGCCGGAAACTGCCTCTCTAACGAACTCTGCGGTCTGTTCGGTACGTTCGGAAACCTCAGTGTTTTCAGACATTGTTAGTTCTCCTTTGGGAGTAGTCCATCAGCCATGCGTCCAGCAAACTCAGCACTCGACGGGATAGCACTACTAACCTCTACCATTCGCGTTTCGCCGTTGTACGTCCGAATGCTCACCATAGCACCGAGTAGGTAGGCTTGGTGTGATCCGCTGGTGTCTTTTCGGTTCTTACGGTCGCGCACTGCTTTGCTTCCCATACTAACACTGTATGGCTATACCCACTTATACTTTTGGTATACTTTGGTATACTAACCGACGTAGCGCCACGTACTTTCGGACGGTTTCGGCTTCTTAATCACAGCAGACTTGGATAAGCCCGGCTTCACTACCCTACGGTACCATGCCCCTCGGAATCTCTCACCTTCTGCTAACTCTGGCAGCTCGTACCCCAGCGGATGATCGGGCATGACGTTCTCGACAAGTTCCCGTTTCGTCGCACCGTTATTCTCTTGGATGAACTGCACAGCCGCCCGTATTGTCGCACGCGCTTCTGTTTCATCTATTCTGTTGGGTACATCATCCGGTAACTGAATCTCCTTAGCATTGGACTCAGCCGGTTCTATAGTGGCTGTAGTTTCATGGTCTTTGGAAGGTTCGGAATCTTCGGCATCCTGTAGCAACTTCTGAATTACGTCGTCGAAACTATCATCCGGTAGTTTTCTGCTATTCAGGGCTTGCCACGTCGTTACTTTGATTTGAATGGTCGTTGTTTCAGGCACGCTCTAGCATCATAATCTCATAGCAAATATAGGTTTGTCAGACGATAGCCGCTATAGGGTTATACTATAGGAGTATAACGGCTATAGGGTCATATCGGAAACGGTCACAAACACTGGATCGGAGTAGTCTACTGTAATATGGCACGTCGCATAGTCGAAGGTTAGGCTTCCATCAAAGGCGTGGTTTCTGAGCAATCTGAGTGCATCGGCATTGACTGTCTCTCCTAACGGTGGCAAGTCCGAAACATCTGTCTTGGTTAATTCCGATACAAACTCAAGAATTGTGCCGTCGATACTGCTTGTTTTTCGCAGGTGGCTTGTTTGACGCATACTAGTGGCCGACTACCCAGACGTTTGTACTACGTGGTTCGCTAATGGGCTTAGCCCTGTGTAGTCATGCTCACCGTGGCATATAGCCCATGTAGAGATAACAGATGTAGAGAAATAGCCAGATGAATACCACAGGGGCAATTGCTGGCAGGATTCCGTACGGTTGGGTTTGGGTAATGGTTACTGTCTTAGTTGCATACAGTGGCTTCTCTCCGAGGTTTAGAATCACCCACCCGATGGGTAGAATGAAGATACCAAGCAAGACAGAGAGCGCGGCTACCTGTTTAATCTTCCAGATCGCCTTTGCTGTCGTCGGTGGGTCTACAAGTTCGTGTTCGCATTCTCGACAGGCTCTTTCGTCCCTATGGTCGAAATGATACTTGTCCGTTTCACAGTTGGGACACCAGAGGCGTTCACTCATATATACTCTCCATTGCAGTATTCGCAGCCATCATTACAGCAGGGTTCATCATTCCACGAACAGGGCCAGATTGTGAACAGCACTGGATGGTTTCGTTTAATAACTAAGCCCTGTTTCCGGCCACAGGAAGGACAGAACACATCAAAGTAGTGCTTGCCACGACTAGGGTATCTCTCAGTCCCACCACGTTGTAAGTCCGAACCTACAACATCGTCTAATCCAATGTGAGTATTTCCGCAGTCGAGACAGTGGTTATCGGCTAACATTCGTCTTTCTCCCGTATCCAGACCCCAATACCACCTTCACCGTGTATCTCTACAGTGTTGCCCTCTGGGGTCTTGATAACCAACTTCTTTGCCGAGGTTTGCGACCCTTCCGAGAGCATGGACACCAGTTGGTCGATACTTTCGCAACTCGTCGTGATCGTGTCTGTTTCTATGTCGTCAATATCCATTGTGTTTCACCTGTTCGCCACACTGCGGACACTCTACTCCGTCTTTTCGGTGCCATTCTTGCCCACAGTCACATTCGTAGGTCTTGTAGGCTTCTGCGATTGAGGCAACTATGATTCCGACCGTGAGTACTGCAAGTGTTTCAAGTAGCATTGTTGATACTGTATTCGTCTATCTTATCGCTCAATACGGTGAACGTGATGTACGTTACAAACACGCCGAGGCTACCACTGCCGTAGTTTAACGACAGTAGGCCAAGGGCTAACGGCAGGAACGCAAGGAATCCGAACACCCACGTTCGATACCAGAGCCAGTTTCCCACAATCCAGATTAGCGTGTTGTCGGTCTTGTTTGGGCCGTTTTTCATAAGCCGTAGTACCCTCTGTTTCATTGTTCACCCGTCCGATTCTCTAGATGATTGAGGATTGGCAAGCCAACTGCTCCAACACAGTAGACTGAAAGAAGGATAAGCGGGGTGATAACATAGCCTGCTACTATGGATTCTGCAAAGGCTAATCCAAGTTCACCAAACATTATGGACGCGATTACCGCGCAAATGCTCCAAAATATGCCTACGACAAACCGATCATGGTGAACTGTCATGGCTGTTCTCCGTTCTCTACTCTCTGTACCCACTCGGACCAACAGGATGGATGCATTAGACCTTCGGGGCCTTCTGGTAGCATTATGTCGCCCTCTATCTCCTTACCACACTTTGAGCATTCTGTCATGGCGTAGCTCCGTGGATGATACACAAGCCATTCTGGTAGACCTGTTTCTCACAGCCAAGGACTCTGCATTCTTCTTGGTTCATTCTAATGCCTCATGCCGCACCATGTCGTTCACTACGTCCTTAGCAATCCGTTCAACGTCTCTCTCGCTTAGGTTGCTATCATCATAGGACTCTATAAGAACCTGTAACTTTTCTTTGTAACTGCCGTTAGCGATACTATCAAGCTCTGTTGCCTGTACTTTCGTGATTTCGATTGTCGTTGTTTCGGTCATACTAAGATTTCTACCTCACAGATGGCCTTGTCCCGGTCACGAACGGTAAACTCTGCAACCTTGGTTTCTGGGTCGTGTTCTTCCGGGTCTATCTTGTTCTTGAGTCGGTTCATCTCATCTACGAACTGCTGATTGTTCTTCGCCGTTTCCGTGACATGACCGTTCGGCCACCCGAAGCCACGAGCGGCTATCGTCTTGTCTTTGCCACGCCGTTCTATGACGTAGATTGGTACTGTCTTTGCCATACTTCACACCCATAGCCACCGATGAGATGATACAACCTATGGGTTAGACGCCAAGCACTTTGCGGGCTAATTTGACTTCGCTTTTCCTTCCGTCTGCGTCTTTGACAGCAGCCTTTAGCGCCTCTGCTTCTTTTTCGGTCAGTTCCAATGCGTAATCTGCCCGGCGTCCATCATCAGGGAGTTCTGATAGCATTGTTATGCAATCTCCGTCCAGTAGCAGCCTTCTTCTTGGCATTCAATACGCTGCGTTCCGTTTTCTTCGTGCGTGATTGCTTCGCCGTTGCATTTGACGCAAGTATCCGGGTAGGTGTACGACATACTAACACAGTATTCCTATAGCCACTTATAATTTTCTATAGCTTGTGCAAAAGGTAGCATAGACACCAAAACTAAAGGCCACACACACGCAATATAGGATAATGAGAGCAACAGTCGGTATCTTGGGTGGGATTAGTGTGCTATTCGTGGGATTCACAGCCTTAGCCGAACAAGCGGGCCAAACAGAAGATGCAGCCGTTACGAACGGAACAAACGCCTCTGCAAGCGCGTTCAACAGTACGACAGAGGTATTCGGTGGGTTAGGTCAAGCAGCAGGCCCAGGCATTGTGTGGATGGGCATAGCGGCTATCATCTTGGTCGCACTTGGCTTCTTAGTTGTAGCAGGAAGCTCGGGAAGATAGGCAGGACATAACCAAGGGAAAACAGGGATAACCAACTAAGTGCCAACCCCGCTGATTATCCCGTCGCAAGTGGGTGTATCGGAGGTATTGCCAAAAGGTTTTGCACTTGCCACCATAACATTAGCCTATGCTACAGAGTGCATGGCTGTTCATCGGTGTTGTCGGTATTCTCACCACAGGCGTAGCCCTCCTAACGAAAACCCAAGGCGCGGCGTTGATCCCGAATGATGATGGAATGGCTATCTTCGCCGGGGTTGTTGGGTTCGTTAGTTGGGGTATCTGGAGTTACGGCGCGTTGAATCTCGAAACCGTAACGGACTCTGGAACGATTGTGAGCCATTCCATGCCCGCTGTAACCTACTTTGGCGTGGCTATGGCCCTGATTCCCGCGTATATCGCTTTGACCGGCCCGGTGGACATTATTCGACGGAGTAAGAACCCAACGACGGACGATATTTAGGACTTAGCGGACTTGTTCTGTGGGACGTATTCAAGGATTGCACGGTCGCAAGCATCACACACATACGTTACTCTCCCATGTTCTGCCGGTGGTTTTGAGACAAAGGAACCACACTGCTTGCACCTGTCCTGATTCACGTTGTTTGCATGGCGACGGTGGTTGTTCTCCGAGATAGTAGCAGCAGTAGACTTGTCCATATTCGCAGTACAGTGTACGAACCACGGTATTGAAAGGTTTGTGTTGAATCCAGCACAGGCTTTAAGTACCAATCTATCATGTAATCAAGTGCGTCCGAATAGGGCGCTGTCGTATCGTTGGTTTCGTTGCATGGGTGTAATGCCCGACCCAGACAGTCAGAACCTGCTTGTGTCACGGGAGTATGCCCACTCCCGAACCCTTTGGAATACTTTTACACCACAAGAGACACATATACGAGTATGGACCTGCCACCATTGATGCAAACCACGCCCGGTATTACCGAAACTCGATTCACCCAAGACCCACTGGGGACCGAAGGGGAGCTAACACCCGGTCCAGATGGAGCAAACCCGTTTAGAAGCGCCGATGAACGGGAAGTTGTCGAAGCCTACAAAGCCAAGGCAGAACAGCAACGACAGGACTCCGAGCTATTCCAGACAAGCGGGATAGTGCTCCCCTTCGCACAAGAGATAGAGAGTCCAACAGAGGGTGATGATCCGTTTGTCTTTGACGACGTAGGCGGCGAGATAAACGAGGTTTCACTTCCGTTTGCGGGTAGTGACGGCCCAGAGTTCTGAGCGAACAAATCTTTTTGTCACTGTGTGGTGAATAGCACAGTATGGCCTACGAAAAAGGCGGGATTAGCTACCCCTCAAGTTTTGATGAAGCAAGTAGCGACAGTGATAGCGGGTCGTCGGGCAGTGGACAAGGAGGCGATGATTAATGGTTGACTGGGATGGCACGACTTTCACTGGAGGGTCCTATGACGGGCCGACGAATGACGACCGAGATAGTAGCAGTTCATCGGATGACGATGACGACGATGGTGGAACAAGACCGGGGAGTAGTGTTCCCAACAACCTCAGCGGTGGGTCAGACGACGATGATAGCGATAGCACGCCCGAACCGACTCAAGAACAAGAGCAACTGTTAGACGGCTCTACGGGCAGTACGTCAAGCGACCCATTAGGCGGCGGAGGTGATGCAGACCTACCCGATGAACCCTCGCTTGATAGCGATAACCCGTTTGACGATAGCGACTCTGATAGTGGTTCATCTGGTGGTTCCAGTAGTTCGGACGATTCAGACGACGATTCAGACGACGATTCAGACGACGACGGTGGGACAAGGCCCGGTAGTTCTGTTCCGAACAATCTAAGCGGCGGTTCCAGTAGTTCAAGCGACGATGATAGCGATAGCACGCCCGAACCGACTCAAGAACAAGAGCAGATGTTAGACGGCTCTACTGGAAGCGGGCCTACTCGACAGAGCGGGTCTGGCATTGGACCTAGTGGTGTTGAAGGGTCGGAAGCCGCCATGCCCGATGCAGAGACAGACGCTCCAACCAACGACTCTACCGAAGATATTGATGCCACCAAGACCGGGGAACTTGAAGATGTTGCACAGAGTGAGTTAGTCAAAGAACAGGCACAAGGTCTTGAGAGTGACGTTGCAGGCACCAAGGTCACGGACGCCGTTAGTGGACTCAAGACGACAGGGGCAGAGTTTCGCAAAGAAGACCTACAGGTTACTCGTGAAGGTGATGAACTGCGTGTTGAACTCTCGCCTGTTGGCCGTGAGAGGGTCGGAAATATTGCGGAGCGACAACAGCAAGAGAACGTTGAAAGACAGTTAGAGCGAGAACTAAACACATCCTTCACTGGTGAAGATGTTTCGGTTGATTCGGACGGGAACGTAGAAGTTAGCCAGAACGTGCGTAGTACGGCGCGTGAACAACAGCGCAGAGCACAGACCTTCCAGGGCACGCCCAACGGACCAAGCCGCCAGAGAACGAGCACAGCGCCTACAAGAGCAAGCGGAGGTACTACCAGTGAAGAGATAACCAGAAACCCGGACGGGACAGTTACGGAAGACGTGTTTGGGCAGACTGTTACCTTTGGCTCTGTCGGGCAAGGCCTAGTCGGGCTAAACGACCCCAACCAAGAAATACAGGATAGTCTAACCCAAGGCGAACAGGCCGGGATAGCGAGCGACAGTGAAGAGAGACAGATTAGACAGGACATAGAACAGCGCCAAGAGTTCTTTGGAGTGGGTGAAGAAGTTGGCGGGTTCGTGAGAGAACAGACAGGATCAGAAACGGGCGCTACTGTTGGGCGGGCGCTTGGCGACCTGCCGGGAACGTTAGCCGGAGCAACAGCAGGGGCAACCCTGTTAGCAGATACAGCCGTCGAAGCCGCCCAAAACACGCCTGAGACGGTTGGAGAGTTCGGAGTTGTTGACACTGCCGGAACAGTCGGTAACACTGTCACAAGCACCACGCGAAGCCAAGTCAACCAGTTTCGAGAACGCCCAATCTATGCAGGCACACAAATAGGGGCAGAAGTACTTATTGGCTCTGCTGCTGGTAGGGCCGCCGGAAGTGCATCAAGAGCAACCAAAGACAGGGTGCGAACGGCAGGGTCTACGGACATTACAGATGAAGTTATGTCCGAAGACGTGAAGAAGTTTCAAGAAACGGACGGGGCCGAAGGTGAACGGTTCCCCGGTGCAGACGACCCCGAACAGTTCAAAGACGATCCCGCGCAAGCAGTGAGGGAACAGGCCGATGATAACACACCCGATGAATTGGAGCAGCGGTTTCAGGAACAAGGTGTTGAAGAGGGTGTTGTACTCAAGAAGGCGTTAGACCAAGAACCACAGGGGCCGGGTAGAGGGCGTGCAGCACAGGGTATCAGTAGCCCGGATGCAGATTCAGACCTTGCCGGAGAGTTCGAGCTACAGGGCAACTTCCTTGGGCCGGAAGTGTCGCCTAACTTCCTCCGTATTCAGTCACGTAGTGCCAAGTTCTCCCTCCGTCCAGGGCTACCGGACACGGGGAGTAAGCCGACTGTCCAGACTGTCAAAACGGACGTTGAAAACCCGGATGCCAGGACGAACAAGGAACTAGACGAGGAACTACAGGACACCGATGATATGGACACTGCCCGCACTAAGCCACGCAGTGAAGTGAACACCGGGGAGATAGAAGCCGTTGCCCCGCCCGGAAGTGAGTTCTCCGATATTGGCGGGCGCGGGTTCATCGGTGAGACGGCTCGGAAGTTGGGCATTGGGTCTGATTTCCGCATTGAGGTTGGCGGTCGGCGTGTGCCTGTCCGTCCAGCCGCTCCAAAGTCGCGCATCGACGACAGTAGAACCGACAAGGTGCGAAACAACCTTGAGGAATTTGCCGACGACGAACGGGCAGACGTGGCAGGTTCCCGAAGGGGAGATGCTGATGCAGACGCCGATACCAGCGTGACTGTTGACGGTGATGCAAACGCACGTCGAGCGGGCGCGGGCCGGTCGTCACGTCGAGACGGCCCAAGCCAGCCCGTTGATCGGCCACTGCCAACGTTTGGATTCTCTGGTAGTGGCGCGGCTAGTGGGACAGAGCGCGACCCCAGCAGTGGTGGAAGTGTCTCAAGCCCATCTGGTGGTAGCCCCGGTATTTCGTCTGTTCTGTCGCCAAGCGGCGGCTTCGGTGGTGGCAGTTCCTTTGATGAAAGCACTGTCGGAAGCCCCGGCTCACCCGGTGGTTCTGGTTCACCAAGCGGCGGTTCATCAACAGGTAGCCCCGGTTCGCCCGGAAGCCCCAGTAGTATCGGTTCTCCGGGCAGTCCGGGTAGCCCAGGCGTTCCTTTCAATCCCAACACACCCAATCGCAGGGTTCGCAGGGATGATGAAAATGAAGATGAAGAACAGGACGATCAAACCAGTAACGTCCAAGGTGCATCAGAAGAGGTTGTCACACAGTTCTTGAACCCGCTCACAGGGGAACGATTCAATACAAATGAGGAATAATAGGTAACTATGACGCTTACAACCAAGCATCATGCGCTAGTACTACTCCTGGGCATATCCGCATTAGCCAGCACTCCGTCGACTGGTGGCGCGGTGTACTGGACAACCCTCACAATCGCTACCTTCGGTTCCCTGTACTTCCTAACCTATGCAGGAACCAAACTATATTGTGCTGGCCGCAATAGGTTAGAGCATGTTACAGGACACTAGGGCACAGTCTGTTGGACTTGCTCGGTTCATTCTTAGCCTAATCGCCGGAGCGCCCGTTGTGTGGATTGTGTGGGAAATCTCAGGTAAGATTCTGCCCGGTGCGAAGGAAAGCACAGACCACGAAAAAGCCAATCAAGCGACAACATGGATTCAGCAAGGTATCGAATATTTCCCCTTATGGATACTTATCGTCTCATTTTTTGGGATAATATTGGTTGCAATAATCACACGGCAGGTGAACTAAGATGACGAGAATATTTGACATAACGCTAGTCGGGGTGCTGATGATAATCGCTGCGTTAATCCATCGGATGGCTGTGGAACTATTTGCACCGGAAAGCCCACTGCATGTGCTCGCCTCCGATGGAACAGAGATAATGAATGGTGCGGCAAGGGCCGATCTATGGTTCCAAATCCTTGCTATTTGGGTTCCGCTGCTCGTTCTGGGATTCTCATTCGCATATTTGCTGGTCAGAGAATACAAGAGGCAGCTTAACACGGCGGTTCGGCCAGGATAGGCCAACACAAGATTTTATAGCATTTGCACAGCATTATGACGTATGGCAAACGCAGAGAACCCATTGCTGTCTCTTTCGAGTGAGAAACAGCAACAGATTGTGGACCTTGTGGACAACGGGGACATAGCAGACATAGCCGAAAAGGGCGGTATGACACGGCGACAAGTCCTACAAGTCGCTGTGGCCCTTGGTGCTGGGGCTACGGCTGGTGGCTATTCGGTAGACCAAATCATCGGAGAGGCACGCGCGGCGGCTGACACCTCTGATTCAGATGGAAACGTCGGCCTGCCCGGTGATCGTGTGGATGTGTTCGCGGAAGGCATGGATGCCAATTCGGTCAGTACAGGATCCATCAATAACACCCAGCAGGTCCATACCGACGAGACTCTAAATGCCGCTTTCGACGCCAGTGTCGGCCCGCAAAAGTTGGAATTGGCGGAAGGGGTGATTGCACAAGGAGCCGACGCTATCCGGCCAACAGAAACCACCGTAATCGAAGGACAAGGTCGAGACCGGACGATACTGAAATTCACCGACGCCGCCCAGTACTTCGTAACGGGTGGAGCCGCCCCCTCTGCTACGCTAAAGTACAAGGATCTGACCCTCGACCTCGCCAACCTATCGAACAATGGGCTGGCCTTCCTGACTGTAGACGAGTGGGGAGAGATCGAGTTTGAGAATGTTCTGATAAAAAACATCGACATCAGCGAACAGTCATCACAAACAGCGTTTCTCGAAAATAGGACGCCGTTAGGCGCCTTGAAAACCAGAAACGTGACGTGGAGAGGAAACACCATCACCGGCCGGAACACGAACCCGTATTTCATCATGCGGAGCACCGGAAACGGCGATCTTGGGAACCTCTATATCGGTGCCGGATGCCGATTCATCGGACAACCTGACGGGGAAGCCGACGGCACAACGACGAACGGGTACCTCAATGGTTTCAAACCCGTCCTAAACGGGACCGCCATTGTTGACGGCGACTGGCAGAAATTTGGGAAGTACCCGGTTTTCCTCCAGATGAACAGTTCCGATGCCGTGGCGGACATTCGGGCAACCTCCCGCGATGCCGGCACGGGCGACCAATTCCGAGCATCCGCGTTGGTAAGTGGCCCGACCATTATCTTCCGCGGGGCCGTCACGGGTACCTCTGGTAACGGGACGAGGGGATTCATCGTGGAGACCAATTCACAGCCCGGCGTCGTGATGATGGATAATGCCAGCTTCGAGCATTGTTCTAACCCTGTTGAAATCCGCGGCGGTGACGTAATCTGCGGAAGTGTTGCCATCAACGACAGCGGCACGGCTGACAGTGCGAACCCGCGGCGTGCGGTTTGGATCACCGACGCCGACGCCCCGATCGGGCAGCTAAACATCGACGTGACGATCCAGCACAGCGACGCAAACCGATACATGGACCCCGCGGTCGAATTAGAGGAGGTAAACGGCAACTGGGAAAGTGCGACCCATATCGTAGAGGGCTCCGCCCGCGGCTACGAATCGACACGAGTGGGCGACACCACCGATAGCGGCACCACGGTCGATTTGGCCCGACTGTTCGGGTAATAGTGAGCCAGACTGACCGCTGATTTCTCGCAGCAGATTACAAAAGAAACCGCTTATTCGTCGTTTTCGGAACAGTCGGGACAGTAGTATTCTGTCTCGTCGTATGCGTTTACTATCTGGTCTATTTCTCTCACTTCCCCGCAAGAGTCACAAGCGACCATTCTACATTTCCCCCGAGTTATCGCCAGAACCGGCGCGTTCCTCGTTGTAGGTCTGTGCAAGTTCCCTAATACGCTCTGCTCGCTCCTCTCTGCCGATAATATCGCATTTTTCGGGGTCGGCATCTTCGCCTGCCTTCAGGTCGGCGCGGACCAACTCGACAGTATCTCCACGGACGCCGATGAAACCCGGCCCGTCGAGATGTGCGAACAGTCGTGACAGCCCCAGCCGGTCAGCCAGTTGCGGTTCTTCGCGCCACATCGGCGGCAGGTCTACCTCCGCGTGTTCGTAGACGTAGAACCCGCACCGTTCACACTCTACCGATGCATCGGCAGCTGGTGACTCCTCAAGCCGGAGCCCACATCGGGGACAGTCGTCGTCAGTTGTCGCCATTGTCTCCTCCGTTTCCTTCCGCTCCTGCGAGGGAATCGGCGTGCGGGATCGTGACCGACCACTCGCATTCCTCGCAGCTGCGAGTTTGTTCGTCAATGTCTACTTTTGTCTGTGAACCGCAATTCGGACACGACCACCATTTTTCTCCGTTGAAGCCCATTATTCAGAACCCTCCGTCTTACTGTTGTTATCGGTCACGTCGTGTAGACGCTGCTGTTGGGTATCTACATCGTTGCTTATCCAGTGGGATTCGTAGCAGTTGTCCGAGCAAAACCAGTACGACTCGCCATCACCGACGTACACGCTGACGGCCCCAACCACAGCGCCCGTTTCTGGATGCCTACGCGGCTCCTCGCCGCAGGTGTCACACTCAGTCATTACTACCACCATTCACATTTTCATCCAGTTCAGGGCTGGAATCGGCGGTGGTGAAATAGTCCTCAATCATCCGAGTCTGCTCGCCTACTCTGGAGTCGTGCCACTGATAGCTACAACCGGGGCAGTTGAACGTCCCTCGAACTTCCGTGGTTAGTCGGGCGTTCTCCCCACACCGCGGACAGAATCCGATGGCAGCCGTCACAGGCGCGTCTGCTGGCTCGTCTCCGAGCGGACCACGCGGTCGGAACGTCATGCCCTCGATGCCGGGCAGTGTGTAGCCGAGTGGTGGGTCTCGAAGCTTCTCTTTTTCCAGTGACTTGAACTTCCCGTCGCCCAGGTCTTCCCACCGCGTCACGAGGTACAGCTGGCCCGTGAGCGGTGACGACATGATTCTCTTGCCGGTTTTGATTTCTCCAGAGGTCATGGTTCCTCCACATTTTCGCCCGACGTTCCGACAGTTCCGGACCACTCGACAGACCGCCGTAGCGAGTCCCCGAGTCCGTATGGAATCTGTGCTCGCTGTTCTGGGTTCTCCCCTGAGATTTGCATCTTCCCACCGTCCGATACCACGACATCGAAGGCCGGGAAGTCGCCCCAGAGATAGTACGGGCCGACGCGCTTCTGTTCCTCACGGCCCCAGTACTGTTTGAGGCCGCGCACGTTTTCCATGACCCAGTGGTCCGGGTCCAGTTCGTCGACGGCGTCCAGGCACGCACGAACGAGCGACATGTCCGGCTCAGGTTCGTCCAGCCACGGCATTGAATAGCGGGAGAAGTTCGTGCATGGCGGTGACATCGTCAGGAGATCGGGCGAACAGTCCAGCGGAAGTGCCTGGACATCGGCCACGACGTCGGCGTTCAGGTCGCTACGAATATCCAGGCCGACCGACCGCCACCGGTCGGCGTCCCTGAACGGCTGGGACCAGCCGCCGAGCCCACAGCACAGGTCGACGTGTAGCATTACGATTCCCTCCGGCTTGGGTCAAAACCGGCTTGCGTGAGACGTGTGTCGTGTGACGCGATAGTGTACTTGTCCAGCGTGTCTCCGCAGATGCCACAGACGGCGATGACGCCGGTCATGTCTACGTCGTCGCGGACGACAGGGCCACACTCCGGACAGCGCCCCACGCGGTCGCCACGCTCTATCTCCATCGGGAACACCGCTTCCGGCTTACTCACTGTCGTCTCCTCCCGAATCCGTCCGCGAAGGGGCAGTCTCGGTAGTGTCCAAATCCACGCCGAATACGATGTACATGTCGTAGTCGCCGACCAGCTCGTTCGCCGACGCAGCAACTTCGCCGAGATGCCTGTCGCCATACAGGAGTTCGTCACCCCACTCCTGCACCATTGCGCCGAGGTCGTCCCCGACCTGCACTTCGGAGATAGTTCCCCAGAGTGAATCGTCAGTCGAGTAGCCGCGCCGGAGTTCAACAGTTCGTCCTTCGAAGACTGTGTCACGGTTGTATTGGTCGTTGACGCCGCGGAACTCTGCCCGCTTCTCGTCACTCTCGAAGGCGTACCACGGTTCTGAGTTCAACGGGACGAACAGACGGTCGCTTTCACTCATCGTTCCGAGTTACCTCCCGTATCGGCGCGGTCCTGTAGGTCGGATTCGTAGCCTTGTAGCTTGCCTTGGAACTCTTGGGAGAGTCGGTGGGCGAACGGCTCCCCAATCT